GCTCTCTTAAAGAGCTGCGGTCCGCTCGCCGCGGTGATGTCGCTGGGCACGGGGAAGCTGGTCGTGATGCTCCAGCTGCACGTGACCACCTGCTGCAGCTTGTCCTGCGGTGCGCGCAGGATCATGCGGATGCGCTCCGTCATGATGCTGATGCCGTTGTTCACGACGTCGAACTCCCCGATCTTCCCGACCGTGCCGGCCTCGGTCACGTAGGCCGACTCGTCCAGGTACTTCTCGTAGAAGGCCCCGCGGCCCGTGATGATCGTGCGCCCGATGGCGACGCCGTTGCCGTTCACCACCTCGGCTCCGATCTCGGTGCCGTAGATGCCCGAGTTTGCAGTGGCCACCTGCGTGCCCGTGTTGAAGGCCAGCGGCGACTCGCTGTTCATGAAGAACATCACGTTCGCGATGGTCCCGATGAAGCCCTCCTTGTACACGACGTGCTCCGGCAGGCTCTGGTTCAGCCGCTGGAACACGGGGTCCGCGAACACCTGGCTGTTCGCCGTGGGCGCGATGTGCGCGTGGTAGAAACCGTCCTCGTGCGGCTGCACGTTCGCGAGCCGGAGGAACCCGACCGCGTTGATGGCCTGCTGCAGCACGAGCGTGTCGCCCGAGCCGATGCCGTCCACGCTGTTACCCGCCGCGCTGCGGAGGATGAGCGGGGCGTACTGGCTCTTGACGGCAGTGCGCGAGCTGAGGCCCGAGGTGCCGATGGCCGCCTGCAGGTTCAGGGTACCCGGCCCGTTCGGGTCGTTCGGGTTGTTCAGCGTGTACCCGATGACGTTGGCCGTGATGATGGTCCCGGTCGACGTGTAGATGTTGATGGGCAGCGGGAAGGCCGTGCTCACCGGCTGCGGCGCGACGTTGCCACCGGGGATGACCACGCTCGTGAACCCGTTGCAGCTCGCCACCTGCAGCGTCGTATCCGAGGTGACCGGCGCCGTGGTCGTCACGGTCTGCCCGGAGAGGTACGCCTGGAAGAGGGCGTTCCGCGCGATGCGGTTGATGCTCTGGCCCGCCTGCAGCCCGAGCTGGTGGATGTACCGCAGGAACAGGTTCGCGTTCGTGGTGACAGCCGTCGGCATGTGGACGTCCACGCTGTCGGCGTACTGCTGGAGGGTCGCGACCCACTGCTCGAAGGGCACCGTCTTGCCGACGGGGTCCGAGCCAGGCTGCAGCGCGCTCACCTGCGGGGTGATGAGCCCCGGGCGCGTCATGAAAATCTGCTGCCCGCTCTGCAGCGGCCACTCCTCGGGCATCGCTTCGGCGCGGTACGCGAGGTTGGGGAAGAGACCATCGTGGAACGCGCGCTCGAGCAGACCTTGCTGCTGCAGCGACGCGACGATGGCGGGAACTCCTACGAGGATGCCGCCGGCCATGGGGTGTTCTCCTTCTGCGAGTGCTCACGTGCGGGGCTCGCCACCACGGCGTTGCGCCCATCCGTCGACTTCGCAGCTCGGCTTGCCCCGTGTTCCACCTGTTGACCGGCGGTGTGCCCCGTGTCGGGTACTCGCTCTGCCACTACGCTGACTCCGCGGAGCATACGGGCCAGTTCGGCACCCGTGCAAGGAAAAGCCCCGGAGGAGCCCAGCGAGGGCCCGTCCGGGGCTTGAGGGAAACCCGGGTTTCCCTAGTACGGCATCCGCCCGCCGTTCCGCTTCTTCAGCTCGTCGCGGACTTCCTTGTCGCTCATGCTGTTCTTCTTGCCCGGCGCGAACGTCTTGGGACCGCCCGTGTCCTCCGTGGGCTCCGGCTTCTTGCGCCCGCTCACGTCCGCCCCGTTCGTCACCTTCTTCTTCGGTGTCCGGCCCGCGGCGATGTCCTTGAGCTCCTGGGCGATCTCCTTGCTCCGCGTCTCCTCGTAGTCCTTCGCGAGCTTGGGCTTCTTCTCGACGCGTCCCTTGAAGTACTTCTCCGCCTCCTCCTCGAAGCCCGCGCCGCGGAGCTTCTTCAGCTCCTTGTCCGTGAACGTCTTGGTCAGGTGTGCGGCGAACTTGTTCATCTCCTCATCGACGTAGTCCTCGTCGATGTACTTGCCGGCCACCTTGCTGATGCGTCGGTCCTCCTTGTCGAACACGCGCAGCTCGCTCACCTCGCGCGCTCTCGCCTCGGCCGCAGTCGCCCGACCCTTCGTCTTCTCGTGCTCCTCGCGCTCGCGCTCGAGATCGGACAGCTCCGCCTTGCGCTTCTTCTCCTTCTCCTCGCGGTAGGTGGCGAGCTCCTTCAGGTCCGCCGCGATCTTGTCCACGTCGTCAGTGCCGAACTTCTTCTTCAGCTCCGTCGCCGTGCTGCGCGCCAGCCTGCTCTTGAGCGCCCTCGGGGAGAGCTCCAGCACCTCTGCGTCGTCCGGCACTTCACCGTCCGCCTCCAGCTTGTGCCTCTTCGGCTCCGTCCTCGCGGGCGGGTCCTCCTTGGCCTTGGGAGGCGTCTGCTGCGTCCCCCCGCCTGCCCCCGCCGCTCCTGCCGGCGGCGCCCCGTTCGTGCCCGGAGGAGGCGTTCCCGCGGTCCCCGGCGTTCCCTGCTGCTCCGTACCTTGCGCCCCTGCTGCTTCAGCCATCTCGCTCTCCCTTCAGACGTGAAAAGGGGGAGGCAGGCACCGAGCCGGCCTCCCCCTCGCGTTGTCCGTGCCCTAGACGAACGTGCTCGCCGCTTCCAGCAGCTGGTTCTGGTTCACCGCGCTGACGAGGCCCAGCTTGATGCGTGCGCTGGTCACCGCGTCCGACGCCTTGAACAGGACGCCCGTCTTGATGGCCGTCAGGTTGCACTGCTTCGTCGCACCCGGGTTGCTGGCGCTGGGCGGCAGGATGGCGAACTTGCCCGTCACCGTGCCGGCGAGGCTCTCCGCCTCCATGAGCATGACGACTCCCTGCGTGGTCGCCGCCACCGGCAGCGCGCAGATGCCCGAAGCCGCCACGACCGACAGCGCCGCGTACTCGATGCAATCGTTGTGGTCGGGGATGTACGTGACGTCGAGGCTCGTCCACGCGTCCGTCGCGTTCGCCACGATGTCGCCGCTCGGGCTGACACCGATGTGCCCCGCGCCGGGGCCCGTGCCGCCCGTGGCGAAGCTCGTCACGTTCGCCGGGGGCAGGTCGATGACCAGGTCGATGAGCGTCCCGGTGCCCGCCACGGGCACGGCCCGCACGATGGACAGGCACTTCGCGTCGTCGGGCAGTTGCCCGAGGATGTTCGCGCCCGGCGTGACCGAAGCCGCCGTGGGCACGAGGGGAGCCGAGCCGCCGCTCCCGCCGGGTCCTGCAGGGTTCGCGACGGTGTTCTCCGCGACGCTCTGCCCCGCGACGAAATACGGGTTCGGGATCGGCGCTGTCGCCGCGATGACCGGGTTGCAGCGCCGCAGCGTGATGGGCATCTGCTGCCGCAGCATCTGCCCGAGGGCGAGCTGATTCAGGGCACTCGGCAGCTGGCCGATGAGGATTCGGTTGAGCATCTGGGCGAGCGACGTGGCGCTGCCCGTGGTGGCTCCCGTGAGGGTGGCGAGGGACATTGACGCTTCTCCTTGCGTTCACTGGTCCGGCATCTCGCCCACCATGGGCGTCCTCCGGGGTGTGTTCGAGAAGAAGCTACCCGCTCCCGCCAGGAGAAGCTACTGCGCTCCCCAAGCCTGGAACTCGAGCTGCCCTGCCCCCTGCACCGTCACTCCCGTGATGAGCCGGTTCGGGTCCGCCTCCAGCAGCAGCAAGCCGCTCAGCGGAATGCTCTCCGCACCCAGCGTCTGGTACGTGATGACCACCGTCATCACGCCCGTCGTGCGCATGTAGAGCGTGTGCGCCGTCGTCACGGTCTGCCCTGCACCGATGCCGCTCAGTGTCTGCGGCGCGTTCGTGCTGTTGATGGCGGGCGTCTGCCTTCCCGTCGAGACGTTGTACGTCTTCTGCGCCGGGTTGAGGTCGATGGGGATACCCGTCGCACCAGCCGGGAACACGCTCCCGTCGCTCACGGGGCTCGGCCCCGAACTGATGGCCGAGCCCTGGATGGTGACCGTCTCGCTCATGGCGAAGGGAAGCTACTTCCCCTTCGACGGCGACGACAGGTTCTTGAACGGTCGCTTGTCCTCGCTCGTGCCGCTGGCGTTCTTGCTGACTCCCTTGGGGTCCGCGAACTCCAGGCCCTTGCCGCCGGCCGGGATGCTCGCACTGTTCGGCAAGCCCACCTGCGTCTTGGCTGCCGGCTGCGCGCGGCTTTCCTTCGTGAAGTCCCGGCCACCGCTCTTGTCACCGCCGCCCGTGGGGTCCACGAGCAGGTTCACCGCTCCGCTCGACGTCTTGCCCTGTCCCGTGGGCTTGCCGTCACTCGTCGCGAACGGGGGGTTCTGCTTGCTTGCTGCCATGGTCGTGCCTCTTGCCTCTCTTGCAATCTACGCCGCTTGGGTCATGAAAAAAACCGGCTTCGTCGACTTCTCCAGATTGTGCGGCAAACAAGCCGGGACGACGTTCTCCGCAGTGTGCGTCCCACCCCTGGAAAGTGCAATCACATGGTCCTGCGTCAAAGGGAGCCGCTGCAGGCAGTAAGCGCAGCGGTAGTCGAAGAACTCGACGATCTCCCGCCACTGCGCCGCCGTGAGCCGGTCGACCGCTCCTCGTTTCATGGCCGCGCGGTTCCTCGCTGCTGCGAAAAACTCCTCCTTGTGGGCCAAGTAGTAGGAGCGATTCCTCAACACAATGAAACGCCTGTTAGCGACACGGTACCTCCTCTGCCGCAGCAGAATCGCCACGTGATGCTCGACTTGGTACCGAGCTTGGTAAGCGATCTTCTTCTCGCGCTTCTTCGCGTAGTTTCTCGACTGCCACACCCGGAAGCACACCTCGCAGATTCGCCACCCGTGAGAACGCGTGTGCTCAATCGGGTCGCTGCATCTGCAGCAGACCACCCTCTTCAACCCTTCATGTTCTTGAAGGGGGGTCGGTCGTTCTTCAGCGGCGGCATCGGCTCCGGCTTCGAGTGGCAGGGCGTGCCCGTACGCGGGGTCGGCAGCGGCTTGCGGTCGCGCAGCGCCGCGGCTCCCTCGGTGCTCGTCTCCGAGCCGTGGGGTCCCGCGGCCTTCTGCTCGCGCGAGCCCACGACCGAGTGCGGCGTCTGCTGGATGATGCGAGCCGGGGCCTTCGCCATGCCTGGAGACTACGGGCGGACCCGTGGGGGCGCAACCTTCGGCCGCTCTGAGGGTCGCACGAGGCTCGCCCTTTGGAGGCTTTGCTCGCGTCCGAGTGAGCGCGATCCCGCGCCACCTCGTGCCACTTTCAGAGCGTCCGAACGCTCACTCGAACGAGACGCCGTGCTCCGCCCCGTCCCCGAACGCACCCATCGTCGACCACACGCTCATGTACGCCCGCGCGCGCTCCTCGTCGCCATGGCCGACGGCCCCCTTGAAGTTGCCGTACTTCAGGCCCTTCAGCGCCATCTTGGCGAGCCCCTCCGCGAACCGCTTGCGCGTCGTGCTGAACCGCCATGGGTAGTCGGCCTTCGGCGTGTGCCGAACCTGCCCGACCTTCGACTTGCCCCCCGCCACCTTGTGCCAGGCCTCGACGTCCTGCTGCACCCGCCCGCGCACCATCAGCTGGTCGCTCGTGCCGTTGATGGCCACCACCGAAACGAACCCCTCCAACGCGAATATCCACATGCTCTGATCTTGAATCCTACCCGCAAGGTTGTCAACCTCTTTCGAGGGAAACCCGGGTTTCCGTCAGAGGTGCAGCCCGCCGTGCTCGTCGACCGTGACCTCCGGGTCCACCTCACAGAAGCGGAACGGTCGGACGACCGAGCCGTCCGCCATCGTCACCTCCACCTCCGGGAGCTCGTCCTTGCTCAGGATCATCCGGGCGTCAGCGATGTCCATCTCCTTGCCTCGGAATCGGCACCGGGTCGGCTCGTCGGGTTCCATGCCCCTGTTCATGGCGCCTTCTTCCGCACCTTGTCCAGCTCCTCCGCCGTCATCTCCCGCGCCTCGATGACGACCGCCCCCTCGTGGCGGTAGCGCCTCGTCACCCAGAAGGACGTCCCCTTCCGCACGAACAGCTCGTTCTCCGAACCGTGCTGCGAGATGGTCTCCACCGGCACCGCTGTCTTGTGGTCCAGCACGAAGTACACCTGACCGCGCTCGCGCGCGCCCCCGCCGAACGACTTCGCCTTTGCGCCCGTGCGAGAGCAGCTCGACGTCGCGTCGAACGTGAAGTGCGAGCCGGTGCAGAACCTCTTGAGGGTCTCGTCGCCGATGTCCGTGATCCCGCGGTAGATGGTTCCCGGCGGCGCCGGCGTGGCCTTCGCCATGAACTGCTCGATGTCCTTCGCGTACTTCTTCGCGTTGTTACTCGCGCCTGCTGTCGGGTTCTTCTCGTACTCACGGATGGCTCCGTAGGCGGAACCCGTGAACTCAACGGGTCCCTTGTGGTGCTCCTGCGCCAAGGCAACCGACTTCTCCGCCATGTGCCGGTAGCCGATCTCACCCAGCCCGAAGTCGTTCTCCGTCTTGAAGTGCTTTTGCGCCGCGGCGTCGTCGCGCGGCATGTCGTCGTAGTTCTGCGGCGGTGCTCCGCCCAACTTCTTCGCGATCTTCGCGAACTCCTTGGCCTGCAGCTTCGATTCCTTGTCCGCGAGCTTCTGCGCCTTCGCGTCCACCTTCGCCTGCTTGGCCGCGGCCTTCGTCTCCTTCACCTTCGCCGCGAGGAGCTTCGTCCGCGCCTCGAGCATCTCCACGACGCGCTTCTTGTCCGCCTCGGGCATGTCGGCCGCGTGCTTCTCGACGTACTTGGCCCAGCCCCCCGACTCCTTCTGCAGGTTCTTGATGTTGCCGATCTGCGCGACGAGATCCTTGCCGAGGTCCGTCGCCTTCGCGACCCCCGCCTTGCTCGCCACCTGGGAGTAGTACGGGTTCGCCGACGAGCTCAGGAACTTGTCCCACTCCGTGATCTGATTCAGCAGCTCCATGGGCTTGCGCCCCGCCTTCGCGCGGAAGAGGAGCGAGCCGCCGTTGTCGACGCGCATGACCTTGTCGCCGACGACTCCCACGTTGTCCAAGCCCGTGCCCACCGCGTCCCAATTCCCGAGGAGCACGTCCGCTGCGAAGCCGTGCATCACCTGCTTCGCCGTCGTCACGGTGAGGCCCACGTCCTTCACCGTCTTCAGCCCGTCCACGATCTTGCTCGCGTACGCCGTCGTCCCGTCCTCGCGGCCGAACGTCGTCGACTCGGGCGCCTCGAACCCGAGGTCCCGGTACATCTGATTCGACAGGTGCTCGCAGAACGCCTGCGCCGGGTCCTGGTAGAACTTCACGTACCGCTGCACGCCGTCCGTGCCCGTGTAGAACCCGCCCAGGTTCGATCCCTTCGCACCCGCGTCCTTCGTCGCGAGGATCTCGTCCGCGGTGAGCTCGGGCTTCTCGGGCTCCGGCTCGGGCGCCTCTTCGGCAGGCGGCACGAGGATCGGCTCCGGCGGCTTCTCGAACTCCGCCTCCTCGATGGGCGCCTGCGGCTCCACGGGTCCCCGCTCCGGGATCTCGGGGATGCCCGGATCGTGCCACGGCGCTTCCTCGACGGGCGCCTGCGACTCCGCGGCCTCGCGCTCGGGCACCTCGGGCTCACCGTGGTCCTCGTTGACGCTCGCGCTCTCCTGCTCCTCCTCGGGCTTCTTCCCCTGCCTCTTGCCGAAGCTGTCGAGCGGGATAGTCGTCATCAGCGGCCGCTCCGGCGGCGCACCCTTCCGCCCGTCCCGCTTCCACGCCTTTTCGATCTCCTCCGCGCTCGCCCAGGCGAGGTACGGCGGGATTGGCCAGGAGAGCCGGTGCGGCGTCACGCTCGCGCGGTCGTTCGGACGGTCGGGCGGGTGCTGGAACGCCCCGTTCCAACTCTCGAACGGTTCCTCCGGTCGCCGGATCTGCCCGTGGATGGCGACGCTGTCCGCGCCCGTCCTGTCGTCGAACACGCAGCTGACGATCTTGCACATGTCCCCGAGCTGCTCGTCCGCCTCGACGATTGCCTCGTGCTGCCCGCGGTTCTGCGCCGCCATCATCTCCGTGCGCACGATGCGGTGCGCCCAGAACGCCGGGGCTCCCTGCAGGAACGGACTCTTCGCCGTCAGGTCCTGGCGCACGTCCGCCCAGCTCTTGCGACCGAGGAGGCCCCGCTGCAGCACCCCCTCGAAGTGACCGATGGTCTCCACACCGTACCGCTGCAGCACGCCCAGGTGCCCCGGGTGTCCGGGCTCGCCCGCGAGGCGCGCGAGGATGCTCGCCGCGCTACCCTTGCCCGCCGCCTCCAGCATCAGCGCCGTGCGGAGCGCGAGCGGCTGCTGACCCACGCCCTTGAACGCCTTGTCCGCGGCCACGAGGTACTTCGCCGCGTGTTCCGCCCCCTCCGTTGCCGTCGCCGGCCCGTGCGTCAGCAGCGTGTCCTTCACTCCCCCCATCAGGGGCTTGAGGACGCTCCGCACCTGGGCGAGCGTCGCGCGCATCTGCGCGATGCTGAACGTGTCCTTGCCCGGTCCGCGGAGCAGCTCCGCGCTCTTGAGCCGGAGCTCCAGGTCGCGCGCCGTCTCCTGCAGGAGCTGCTGCGTGCGGTGCGCACCCGCCTGCTGCACGAACCCGAGGCTGAGGCGCCTGTCCCTCGCGAGCACCTCCTGCGCGCGCTCGAGCGCCTTCGTGGACACGACCTACCTTATGGCGCAGGCGCCGGCTTGTCCTTCGGATCGGGGTCACTGTCGCCCCCTGCTGCCCCTCCACCGCCCCCTCCAGGCGGTTTCCCGCCGCCCGGCGGCTTGCCCCCACCCGGAGCTCCGGGCGTCCCTGGCTTGCCCCCAGCGGCCCCGTTCTGGTCCGCCATCATCTGGCTCTCCTTGGCCTCCTGGTCCTTCTTGTCGCCCTGGACCCGCTGCCACTCGTCCGAACCCTCCCGCCCGAAGGCTGCGCTGACGAGCTCCGTCGCCGTCTGCACGCTGAGGATGGGCGCCGCGGCGACCGCCGTGGAGAGCGACGTGATGAGCTGCTGCTGGTCGAGGCTCGTCGGCGGGAAGCGCGGCGGCCAGTCGAGCTCCACGTCCTCGCCCTCGCCCGGGTGCCGCTCGCTCACCTCCGGCGTCTGCTCACCCGTCGGCTGCCCGTCGTCACCCACGACGTCCTGATTCTCGACGCGCTTGGGGAGATCGAAGCTCTGGTCCACGTCCTGCTGCTCGCCGTTCTCGTCCACCACCTGCACCGGCACCTGCACGCGCTGCTGGGCGATGTAGAGCACCGGCTCCATCAGCCGCTGCAGCGCCGTGCCGTACTGCTCCTGCAGGATGCCTCCCTTGGAGAGCATCCGGCTGAACACCATCTTCTGCGCCGCTGCGCTCTGGCCCTGCGCAGCGATGGTGTCCGGGTCGGGGATGACGCACTCCGCGACTTCCAGGATCGTGCGGCGGTGCTCGTTGAACAGCTTGATGCCTGCCTCGATGCTCGAACCCGTGAGCTCCAGGTACTTCGCGTCGCCGCCCTCCTTGTCGACGACGATGGCGTTCTCCGATCCCTTCTTGATGCCCATCCGCTGCACGAACAGCTTGTCGTCCTTGATGACGAGCGTCGGATCGAGGTTCAGCTTCGCGCCGCGCAGCATGACCGACAGCAGCACGTCGATCTCGTCGAGACTCTCGTAGAGGCCCTCGCAGTCGGGGACGCCGTCCTGCTCATCGCTCGGCAGGTTCTGCACCCACACGAAGTGCGTGTCATCGTCCTTGTGGATGACGCTCTTGTCCACGTCCGGCTGCCAGTCCGGCTCCTCGTTCTTCTCCGGCTCGACGAGCGCCGGCAGGAACACGATCTCCGCCTGCTTGGTCCAGTCGCGCCGCAGCCAGTAGCGATTCGTGACGACGCGCTTCTTCTCCTCGTCGTACTCCTCGTTCACGATCTGGTAGCACTCCGTCACGTGCCGCGGGATGAGTGCCTCGCGGTCGTCCCACTCGTGCACGAACAGGTGCTTGCCGTTGTGCACCTGGAAGCGCGGCTTGCCCTCGACGAACGCCCAGCTGAGGCCCACCGTGCCCACCGCGCCGCCGAGGTTTCGGGCGCGCACGATCTTGAGAGGGAGCTGCCCCACCTTGCTGCACGTCTGCAGGAAGTCCTGGCTGTCGTCGTCGCCCGGCACGCGGATGACCGGAAAGCGCCCCTCTCCGAACACGAAGTTCGAGAACGCGTTGACGATGGCCCTCGAGAGTCGATAGGGCGCGCTCGGTCGCCTGGACCGAAGCGGCACGTAGAACGCCGCCTTCTCGCTGAGCAGCGGCTGCGTGTACGCCATCGAGCTGCCCGACTTCACGTCGATGATCCGCCCGTCGAAGTCGAACGTCTTTCCGTTGTGCTGCGTGCAGTCGTAGTACTGCTGCCGCCGGTCGAGGTTGCGGAACCGCTCGCCGTCCACGAAGGCGCGCGCGCTGAACACCTTGCCCGTGGGCGCGTCGTCGCCCGAGCCGAAGATCGTGCCCCCCGCGGGCTGCATGTTCTGCACGGCTGCCATGGTCCCTTATCGCTCGCCGCGCGCTTCCAAGCTACCACGCAGCGGCTCGTCCACCTGCTCGTCCTTCGCAGCCTCGGGTTGCACGACCATCGGTTCGATCATCCGCGCCGAGCTCGCGGTGAGCGCTGCGCCGGGTCCGAGCGGCACCGTCGGCTCGGGGGAAACCCGGGTTTCCTCCAGGTCGAGCTCATCGCCGGGCCGCAGACCCATCAGCCTCACGCCCGCGCGCACGAGCGCCGCCCCCGCGCGCTCCCTCAGCCTCGAGAGCGCGCTCATTCGACGAAGAAGATGACGGTCCCGTTGTCGCCACCCGTCGCGCCGCCTCCCGAGCCACCCGAAGCGCCACCCGCCGCGGTGACCGTCCCCGACCAAGCGCTCATCGTCCGGGTCACCACCACCTCGAACCCACCACCACCTCCACCACCATCGTTCGTGTCGCCAATCTCGTGATGCGCCTCGTTGGCCGAGTCGAGGCTCTGGGCCCCTCAGCACCAGCGTGAACTTCCTCTGTCCGAGCATGAGCGCGTCGTTCTGGTTCCGGGTCGGGGATCGGTCGACCGTACGTGCGGGGAGGACGAGGCCTCGTCGTCCATCGGCTCGTCTCCGTTGCCGTTATGCGCGCTCTCGTTACCCATTGGTCGTCAGCCTCACTCGGTGAACTGGAGCACGGTGCCACTCGCGCCCGCCGTGCTGGTGCCGCCAGCGCCAGCGCCGCCTGTTGCGGAGACCGTTACACCGCCGGAATTCGTACGCGTTATGATGGCTACCAATCCGCCGCCGCCGCCGCCGCCGTTCAGCGTAGAGGACGCAGACGGCAAACACAGACCGGAGCCGGCATTGCCGCATGCGCCAGCCCCACCGTTAGCCGTGATCGATCCGGTCCCGGCGAGATTGAAGAATGCGCACACTGCCACACCACCACCACCACCACCGTCCCCGTTGGTGGTACCATTGGCGCCACCAGCGCCTCCGTTTCCTCCCACGAGGGTGGCGAGAACAGGTGCGTTCGTGCCTGCGCTTCCGCCGCCATTACCGATCAGAGAGCCACGAACCGCGGCCAGCATCTCGTGCGGCGACCCTAGAACCGCGAGCGGCCTCGTGACTCCATAGGGTCCGCCGGACCCGCCAGCGCCGCCAGCGCCGCCCATCGAGTTGAGGACGGTTGACAGCGACGCGCCACCGTTCGCGCCGCCACGACCACCACCCAGGCTGCCTAGAGCTGTCGCGCCCTGGATGTCCCAGCCGCCGCCAGCGCCAGGGAACGAGCCGCCAGCGACCGCCGCAGCCCCGTCCACGCTGATGTGACCATTGATCGTGGCAGTCCCGTTCGAGAATTCTCGGAACCCCGCAGCCTTGACGGTCACACCTACGTTGACAGTCAGGTTTTGGAAGTAGCAATCTCTCGTCTGCGTGTAGACGTTCGACGATGGCGCCCCAAGGCACGTCACCGTAGCCGCCCCGTCGGCGACAACGGCGCCGTCGCTGCCGTCTCCGTAGATGCCGATACCCGTACCCGCACCCGCCGCGTTGATCGGCTGGTTCTGGTAGCCGAGGTTCACGCCCAGGCTGATGAGCGCGTAGCCCGCGTCCCCCGAGTTGGGCACCTGCGGATACGTCGCGCCCGAGGGCGGGTGCGTCGCAGGCTCCTGCGGAAGAGGACCCGTGTGGTGGTCCAACACGAGCGCGGTCATCGCCACGCACCACGCGAACAGAGTCACAGTCGCCCACTTCCACGCCTTGTCCATCTCGTCCTCCTACGCCGGCAGCCAGAGCTTCGCGGGCGCGCTGTAGCGCCAAGCGATGCTCGAACGCGCAATGTTCAGCACCTGCGAAGCCGCCACCGTCCCGAACGAGGCTCCCTGCTGCACCAGGTTCTGCGTCGAGTTGGCCGCGATGGTCAGGGGGTTCGTCGCCCACATCCCCGTCTCGTCATGGAACTCCACGTACTGCCCGTCGACCGCGTTCGCCACGCTCGGCAGCGTGATGGTCGCCAGCGTCGGCGAGCCGCTCGACGTGTCCGTGTAGATGATCCTCTGCAGTGGGCTCGTCAGCGTCGCGCTCGCCGTCCCGATGCCGAACCTCACCGGCGCGTCCATCGAGTCGAGGTACGTGAGCCACCCCTCCATCGACGGCGCCCAACCGCGCGTCTGCCCCGCGTAGTTCAGCATCGGCGCCGTCGCCGTGAACGACACGATGTACCGCCCGCTCGGGCTCCGCTTGACGGTGAAGCAACGCGAGTCCGTCGCCGTCGTGCCGTCCGTCCCCGTGACCGTGAGCAGCAGCAGGTACGTGCCCGTGACGTCCGGCGTGAATGCGTACGTCGACCCGAGCCCGCTCTGCTGCAGCCCCGTCGCGAGCGCGCTGTTGTAGGGCACGTCGAACATCGTGAAGTCGCTCTTGGCGATGACCCCCGGCACGGGCGCCCCGTTGCTCACGGTCACCAGGCTACCCGCTGCTCCGAAGCACGCGCGCCCGGCCGAATCGAGCGGCCCTCCCCCCTGCGAGAACTGGATGAGCGCCGCCACCGTCATCGCCGTCGTCCTCCGGGGTCTCAGGCCTTGACGGGAACCGTCGTCGCCGCAACCCAGACTACACGAAGCCCCGGGGCGGTCCCGTAGATCCCGAACCCGTAGTGCCCCTCGACGCTGAAGCCCGCCAGGCCCTTGCCCCCGACCGTCCAGCCGCCGTCCTCGTCAGGGGCGGGCAGGTCCCGGGTCATGACCGGCTTGTCCTCCTGCGCCTCCGTGTACGCACCCTTCAGCGGCGAGCGCTGCCCGCTGTCCGCCGCAAACCGCACGAACCCCTCGTACCGCTCGCGCCTCTGCCCGTCCGGCACCAGGCGACACCGCCACACGACGCCGCGCGCCTCCGTCGACAGATACATCGTCAGCGGGGCGAGCAGGACGGGAGCGCCAGCCGGCAGCGCGAGGCCCGCGCCCCAAGCTCGCTTGCTGAAGCCCGCGCACCCGCTCATGCGGAAGAGGTCCGGCATGCACGGCATCACGCACGCGCCGCGCGCCTCGAGCACGCGAGCTCGCGTCGCGTCCACGACAGCCCCCTCCCAGAACTCCCCCCGCGGATCGTCCACCACCACCCAATGCGGCAAGCTGCTCACAACGTTCATGGGTTGCGCCTCCGCCTCCACGCGTAGCAGGCATCCCGGGTGGGGGAAACCTGGGTTTCCCTCAGGAGCCGTTCCGGGGCAGGCTCCCGTCCCATGAAGAACTACCTGCCCCTCCTCGCCCTGCTCACGTTCGCGGGCGTCTGCGCCTTCGCTGGCATCTCCGCCGACGCGCAGCCCCTCGCACCGTCCTCCCCGCCTCGCGCGCAGAGAGCTCCCGTGGACGAGCCCGTGACCGACGCTCCGCCGGACATGAACGTCGTCTCCCTCGCCATGCGCCTGGTCGACGCCGCGCACACCTGGCCCGAGGCCTCCCTGCCCCACGCCGATCTCGCCGCGGTCGCGTACGACGTCGCCCTCGCCGTCTCGTGGAGCCGCGAGCCGACGTGCCCCGTCCCGATGAACGATGGACCCCACCGCATGACCGACACGCCCGAGTCCCGCGGTGTCCTCGCGCTCGCGCTCGGGTGGTGGGAGGGCGCACGCTTCGCCTCCTACGTGGACGACGGTCGCTGCAACGACCGCGCGTGGCGCGCGTCGCCCGAGGGTCGTCGCACCATCCACGTCGGCGGCCACTGCGACGGCGGGCTCGCCTTCTCCTTCTGGCAGGTGCACCTCGACGGTGGGCTGCTCGCCTTCGATCCCGAGGGGGTCACGCCCGAGAAGATGAAGTACACCGCCTACGCCGCCAGCATCGGTCTGTCGATGGTCTGCCGCTCGCTCGCGCGCACAGGCTCCCTCGTCGACTACACCGGCGAGAGCGCCTCCTTCCACCCCAAGGCTGACGAGCGCCTCGACTTCGCTCGCCGCTTCATCCCGCGCGAGCTGCCGCAGGAGTGAGCGAACAGTCGAAAGCCCCCGCGCCTCTTTCCCTGCCCAGGAGACAGGGTGCTTTGCGCGGGGGCTTCGATCTAAGCGGGGCCCGAGGGAGTGCCCGTCTCCGACGATATCAGGTCGACACGTTCACGTCGGGCACCCGGCCGTAGAGCCGCAGTGTCCCGCCCAGCTTGTCGGGGAACGCGCGGTCCGGGTCGATGACGACGCCCGCGTGCGTGAACTGCATCCCCTGCCGACAGCACACCCCACGCACCGCCACGTCCCATGGCCCGACCGCGCCCCAATACCGCTTCACGCCAGGGTTCTCGTACTCCTGCTCCGGGGTCATGCCCGGATCGAACCCCTCGTACAGGCACGCCGACTGCCACTGCTGGCACCACGCCACGAAGTGCGCGATGGCATCGGGTCCCGGGTTCTTGAGCGACTCGTCGTCGACCGCGAGGTTGCAGTCGCTCGTGTAGCCCATGTCCGAGGCGAGATCCGCCGCCACCTTGCCGTCGTCCGCGCCGAGCTGCGCACTCGCTGCCCACGCGCCACCGCGGCAGTGCTGCACGAGACCCGCCTTCACCGGCACGCCCGCGCCGTTCGTCATGTCCGCGATGGCGCGCAGTCGCGCCCCCGTCATGTCCCACTTGCTGGCTGCCCCTCCCGAGTACCGCACGTACCCCCAGATGAACTCAGGGTACTTGCCCGCCAACGGACCCGCTGCAGCGCCGAACGGCGTCGTGAACATCTTCTGCAGTTGCTCGTCCGTCAGCGCCCCCGCGATGGCCGTGTCGATGCCGCAGCAGTCCCCCACGATGTCCACGCCGCCGTACGTCGTCATTGCGCTCACCCTTCCTTCTTGGTCTCCACCGTAGCCGTCGCCATCGGCCTACGCGAATGGCCCAGCGCCGTCGCCATCGCGTTGATGCTCGCGACCACGAGCGACTCCTTCATCGCCTGCGTGTGCGGCAGCTCCGCGAACGGCACCAGCATCGGGTGCTTCTTGTTCTCCGCGTCGGGCCCCGGGCCCCTCGTCCAACCGCAGGCCAGCATGTGCGTCACCCACTGCTGATGCTTGTCCTCAGCCGTCAGGTCCTCCTCGAGCACCGCGCGCGCCATGCGACGCATTCGATCCGCGCGCGCCATGCGACGCATTCGATCTTCGTCGTCCGGCCCGTCGTTCCCCCACGTGGGGATTGCCTGATTCCCCTCGGGGGGCGTCAGCGCCCACACGAACAACCTGTTCGTCTCCCACGCGTGCACTGCGCACGCGTCCACGATGCGCTCGTCGTTCAGCTTCTCCATCGGCTGACCCCTCCTACGGGTCAGCCGGCATTGTGGCGCGTCGGCACCGGCGTCCTGCTCGGACCCGTCGCTGGCTGGAACCAGTCGGAGCTCGCCTTCTCCGGGTTGACCACGGGTCTGCCACCCTTGGTCTCCACGAGCACGTTCGTGCCTGCCCACCGCTGGTAGTCCTTCGAGCTGCACTCGAACGTGCCGTTCCCGGTCGCCCGGAAGAACGCGCAGTCGCAACAGGCGAACCCAGGCTCCCGCGGGGGAGGTGCAGGTGGCTGGCTGCTGCTGTCTCCCGAGCCGCTCCCCCCGGACCCCGATTCCTTCGCCGAGGATGCCCCGTCCTCGCTTCCGGACCCCGACCCGCTCCCTCCGGGCTCCTCGGGCATCGGAGGCGGCAGAGGGGGCTTGTCCCAGCCCTGCAGCAGGATGAGCGGACGATGGTCGCTGGGCAGGTGGTGCTTGTCGTCGGGGAAGCTCTCCGAGCCCGGGTCCGAGACGCTGCTCATCGCCGTAGCGCTCGGCTTCACCTGCTTGGGCGGCGGAGCGGAGGCGCTGCTCGCCCCCGTCCGCTTCTTCGCCCAGGTCGCCGCGCCCACGTCAGTTCGGAGTCGAAACAATGATCCACGTACCAGCCGGCAGAGTCGCCGTGCCCGTAAGTGTCGACGACGCGGTGAGCGTGTAGCCGTCAGCGTACACGCCGTTCGTGATGGTCCCGAGGTTGAACCTCACCCACTTCGTCATCGCTGTCGCGTTCGCGATGCTCGCCGCGGCCAACTGGCCCACCAGCACACCCGACGCGTTGTAGATGTTGATGACGATGGCCTGGCTGTTCGACCCAGCCGCCGGGGTGCTCGTCGCGTTCGGCAGATAGTAGACACCGATGATCGTCCCCGAACCGATCATCCCCCCGATGGCGATCTCCACGAGAGAGATCGTGCTCACCGCCTGCGGCGACTGGAGGATCTGCCCGTTCGTGAACTCCTGCAGGCTCTCGATCTTCGAGAACGTCAGCGACGTCGTGTTCAGCGTGAGGGGCGCCGCCGTCGTCAGCATGGAAGTCGCCGTCGGGTTCGTCGTCCCGTCCGGGCTCGTCATCACGTTCATGCCCGACACGAAGTCCGCGCTCGCCGCCGCGTCCGGGGCGCGCGTCAGGACCGCTGCCACTCCCACCGCACCCGCCGTCGACACGTAGTAGATGCCGTTCTGCGAGCCGGTCACCTGGTTCTTCACGAGAACCCGGTCGTTCAGTGCCGTCACCGCACCGTCGACCGTAAGCGTCCCCGTCGCCGTGATGGCGAACGTATCCGGCGCCCCGCCCGTCCCCGCCGTGAAAGTGCCCGTCGCCAGCGCAGCCGTCGTCGCCAGGCGCACCGTCCGGGTCACGCCCACCTGACTCGCGCCCTCGGCTCCCTGATTCAGCGAGCTGACAGCCCCCGCGAGCATCGCCCTCGAGCAGAAGCCCTCGTCCATCCCCTGCGACCGCAGCTTCTGCACCAGCACCGACTGCGCCAGGACCACGGGGTCCGTCGCCGGCCAGAGCAGCCCACCCTCCTGCGCGATGGCCGCCTGCGTGGCAGCGTCCGCGATGGTCGAGCCAGCCCGGAACATCTGCGGTCCGCCCTGCGGAGACTGCGCCTTCGTGTCGTTGATGAGGATCAGCGAGGCCATGCGTTTTCGTGCTCCCTTGCTGCGGAGACTACCCGGGGAGTCCCCCGCCGACCATCACTGTTTCGGAGCAGGCATCGCCGCGACCGGCACACACGCGTAGGTCGCCCGCATCAGGCACTCGCCGCTCGCCCACGCGCTCCCGCCGTTGCCCCACCCCTTGGGACCCACGAGCTCAAACCGCCCTTGGTCGTCGTAGCCCACGACGAGGTAGCTCCGCTCCTCCTCGGGCTGGTCCGTCGGCTCGAGCGTCTTCTTGCCGTCCGCCGCGAGGAAGTCCTTGCCGACGAGCAGCCCGACCGCCACCGGGTGGTCGTGCATCAGCGCCTGGCGCACGTCCGCCAGCATCTCCTGCGCGCCCCCGACGACACGGTAGACGCCCTTCATCGGCGCGAGTGCGTCGTCCTCGTGGTGAAGCTCGTGGAGCTCGTGGGCGACGTCCTCCAGCTTCTCTCCGACGAGATGAGCTGCCCATCGCTCGGGCTCCGGCTGCTTGGTCGCCCTCGCGCGCGTCGACAGCGCCAGGTCGAGCACCTGCGCCGACGTGCCCGTGTCGAGCAGCGCGCGGTCCACGTGATGCGCCATCGTGTGGCTCGCCGGAATCGTCCGGCCCGCGCCCAGCAGCTCCCTCGTGCCCTTCATGTCCGCCATGGAGAGCAGCCTACGCGCTCCCCGGGTCGGGGGAAACCCGGGTTTCCCTCAGTACTCGTCCCACTCCTCGTACTGCGGCGGGATGAGCACGAGGAAAAGCAGGACGAACGGGAGCAGCGCGTACGAGGCTGCTTCTCGGAACAAGCATCGACACATGCTGTCCTTCATGGCGCCTCGGGCCTCTGCGAGTGCGTCCTCCGCGCGCCCACCCGCCCGTCGTCGCTGCCCACGTAGCAGCACTGACCCTCGGGGCACGACGCCGGCCGCGGCCCACCGCACACCTCCCCCTCCTCGCAGCACGCGCGCACGGGCCTGCAGGAGACGCCCGTCTCGCCGCACGGGTTGCCCGGCACCGGCGTCACGGGCAACGGATCGTTCCAATGCGCCGAGCAGGCAGTGACGAGCGCCAGGGTAACGAAGACGAACGCCTTCATCGCTCGCTCCCCGGCCAGCTCGCGGCCTTCGCGCGCTCCTGGCACATGTGCACGCACGCGGTCGCGTCCTTCAGGATCTCCTGCGCGTCGACCAAAGCCCCCGTCTGCTGGCGCTCGCCGTCGAGCACCTTGCTGTAGAAAGCCACGCACCCGTACATGCACGGGCTGTCGTTGCCGTCGTGGATGCGCAGCGGCGCTCCTCCGTCGATGAGCGATGGGAGCGTGAGCGTCCCGCTCGGGAGGCTCTGGCGGAAGTCGCCGGGGCGGTAGCTCGACGCCGGCACCTGAGCGCGAGGATCGGTGATGGACGTCGCGGGCGGCGCCGAAGGCTGCGCCTCGCGGGCTCCTGCATCAGGCATCGGTGGAAGCGGCGCGGAGGCGTCCTCGCGCGGGGGCAGGTACGTGGACACCTCCCGCGTGACGCATGCTCCGAACAGGGAGAACACCGCGAGGAACGACAGGTGGACTGCGAAGTAGCGCGTCTTCATGGAACCGATGATGGCGCAGTCGCTCACTCCCCTGCTGCGTGCTTCCACGTGTTGTCGTTCGCGGCATCGGCTGCCTCGAGCATCTCGTCGTCGATGACGATGGCGAAGTCCACGATCGTGATGTTATTCGTGCCGAATGTGTACACCTGAGCGGCGCTGGCCCCCGTGGCGATCAGGTTCGTGAGTTGCGTGGCAGAGATCGTCTTCGTGGTCGTGCCGTTTTTGAATCCCACCGTGAACGCGCCAAGTGCCCCGAGGCCCGACACGTCGATGATGAATGCTCCGGTGACGGCGTTCGTCCCGAAGTCGACGATGCAGTTCGACGTGAGCGTGCCCGATGTCAGGAGGAAAAACGGAATGACCGCCTGCGCGGCCGAGATCGTCTGAGTGCCGCCCGTGCCGCAGGCGACGGTGTTGGGGGAGGTCTGGCCGACGAATCCAAGCGGCGTCGTGCCGCTGCCGCCGATGAGCCCAAGTAGCCCGATGGTACCGCGCGCGCCGGCTGTCGCGCTGCCGCTTGTGCCGCCAGCGCCCGCGGCCAGCGTCAGGACCCCGCCCGCCCCGCCGTTGTTGCCGCCCCCCGTCGCCGCCTGCCCCGCCTGCGCGGTCACTGCGAGCGGCTGACCCGCGGCGCCGGAGCCGGCGGAGGTGGAGGCGAGGGCGGTCTGTGTGAAGAGAGGCGCGGCTACTGCGCTGCCCCACGAGTAAACGGAGGCACTGGTGGTGTTCACGGCCGAGCCGTTCACGTTCACGTTGACCGATGACGTGCCGTTCAACACGAGCGCCGACGCGCTGGCCGTGAGCGAGTAGTTCCCTGCCGTTGCCGCGGTCCCAGCCGGGAGTAGCCAGAGATTGGTGTTGCTCGCCGGAGCGCCCCAGAACGGCCCGATGCCGCCGATGATGTTGGCGCCCGAGTTGAACTGGACGAAGGCTTGCGGTGTGCCACTCAGGGACAGCGGGACACTAAGGACGACATTGCCGCCCTTGACGTTCGTCACCGCGCTCGCCCACGGCGCCTGACTCTGAATCAGCAGCGGCACCGTCGCGACGTCGGAGGTCGGCGTGGCTTGCATGTGGGTCGGAGCAGAGGCAGCGGCGATCCACTCAAGCACGTTGGGAGTGATGAGGATGGGGGTCGACCCGCTGATCTTGTTGACCACGTTCGCGCCCAGCGTCCCGCCGACGTCGCCCGCGAGCGGTGTCGAGGGCGAGGCACTCCCACCCGTGATGACGAGCTGCTGCCCGAGCTTGTGCGCCGGCTCACCGCCCGGCTTCATCGACACCCACTCGAACCTCGCGCAGTGCGGCGGCTTCGAGCTCGACTCGGGCAGCGGCTCCGCGCAGTGCAGCACGTCCGCCGTCGCCGCGGGCGTCGCTCGCGGGGGCGCCTGCACGCTCGTCGGTCGCGCACACCCCGCGAGCGCGAGCAGCGCCGCGAAGAGGACCAGGCAACTCGTCTTCATCGTCGTCGCTCCCTCAGTAGTACTGGACCGTCACCCACACGCTATTCGTCGAGTCCACCGTCAGCGTCGTCGCCGTCGTGGACGCCGCCCACACGAGACCCGTCGACATGACCGGGCCGAAGGCCACCGCGTTCGCCGTGGCGATGGTGTTCACCAGCGAGAACGTCCCTCCCGCCGGAATCGGGATCGGCATCATCGACGGCGTCGCCCCGTTCGCCGGCAAGCTCGTGGCGTTGAACCACATGAAGTAGAGCTGCGACGCACCCTTGTTCGATCCCATCGCCCCGAGGAAGGACCCCGAGCTCGCCTTGACGACGTCGCTGTTGATGTAGCCCTGGCTGTCGTACTGCCTGGCCGCTCCCAGCACCGGACTCGGGCCGATGGGCGTCGCTGTCGAGGCCCCGAGCACATGGTGCTTGGGCGTGTTCGGCTCCACCTGAGCCGGGGCGTGACCCGCGCACGCCGCCAGGCACGCGAGGGTGAGGAACGAGAGGAGCGCGAGCGTCTTGCGACTCATGCCCCGGAAGGTACCACGAGGCTCAGGGCTGCGTGATGCTCCGGGTCGCGTCCGGGCTGAAGGTGAAGACGCCTCGCTCCTGCGTCGTCGTCACGACCGGACTCGAGGTGTCCTGCGTCTGCACGTCGTACACGACGTCGAACTCCCCGTCCGGGAAGCTCTGCGTCGCGAACGGCGGGAAGGTCACGAGCATGATCCCGCTGCCCGCCTCCGTGAACACGATGCTGCCGCCGGGCGGCGTGCCCCTCGGCAGGCTGGTCACCTGCGCGATGGCCTGGGCGTCCACGTCCGGCCACTGGTACTTCAGCGTCGCCCACGCGTACCAACCCGCGATGTTCTGCGGCACCTTCGCCGGCTGCGTGCTCTGCGGCTGGAATCCGACGGGCGGCGCTGGCTGGAACACCTGCACCTGAAACTGCACCGTGTCGCCGCGCGTCGCCTTGCGCCTCACGAGGCAGCTGCGCTCCCGGCCGAAGTGCTCGTCGTACTTCTCGTGTTCCCACCAGTGCGGCATGGAGCAGAGCGTATCACTCGTCGTCGAGGTGCTCCGCCGCCAGGTCGATGTCCTCGAAGCCCTCGAGGGAAACCCGGGTTTCCCTCAGCGCGAATCGCTCCAAGGTCGTCTGCGGGGGTTCCAACTCGACGCCCTCCACCACGTACCGCTCGCCCTCCCGGCGTAGGATCGTCGCCGTCATGCAGTCGTCGCCGTACCCGAGGTCCACACCCACAACGAACTCCGGCGGGCTCGGGATTGTGCTCGTCAGCGTGTCCGGCGGGATCGTGTCGTCTGCCTTCACGTCCCCCATCATGTCGCGTTCAGTCATCGAAGCGGACCAGGCGCACGTTCGCCTCCTTCGCCCCGCTGAGCTTCGCCGCCGTCAGCCGATGATGACCGTCCCAGATGAGCCGCCGCCCCTTCCAGTCCATGACCACCGGGAAGTCGACGGGCGTCTTGGCCGCCGGGTGCAGGTCCGCGGGCGGCCGCAGGTGCGGCTCGTCGAGGTACTGCAGCACCCTCTTCGGCTTCACCGAGTGCTGGATGGCGTGCAAGCCCTCCAGCGGCACCGTGGTCACGTGCGCCTTCTCGATGGCCGCGTTGATGGTCGCGTTGTCGTGCGCCTTCTTGAACGCCTCCCGGTCCACGTAGGGGAAGGGCACAGCCGTCCCGTGTCCCGTCGTGCTCTGCGGCATCCTGGCGAGCGCCTGCTCTGCCTTCTGCCGACTGCCCCGGCTCCGGGCGAAGACGAGCGCGCTCATTCCTCGTGGCCCTCGTGCTGCTTCTCGCCCTTCTCGTGCTTGCCCGTGACCCGCCCCGCGACGCCCGCCGCCATGCCGGCTCCCCGGACCAGGCCCGCGCCGGGCACCATCCGCTGAGCGACCGCGCCACCCGCCTCCTCCACGACCTTGAGGGGGTCGCCCTCGAGAGCCTGCTCCTCCAGCTCCTGGGCCTTCTCCCCACGCTCCTCGAGCCCCTCCTTCGCCTTCTCCAGCTTCTCGCCCAGGCCCTTGATGCGCCCGGCCACCCAGGCGGCTGCTCCCTTGTGCTCGGGTGCTGCCTTGGCCTCGCCCGCGTGGTGCTCCGCCTTGCCCTCGTGCTCCTTGGCCTGGGCTGCGTGGGCGTTGGCGGCTGCCTGATGGTCGCCGCGCTCGCCCGGGGGCGCGTGCTCGGCTGCCTTGCCGTGCGCCGAGGATGCCTCCTGATGCGCTTTGGCGGCTGCCCCGTGGGCCTGGGCCGCCCCCTCGTGCTCGGCCTTCGTGGTGGCGCCGTGGGAGGCCTTGGCGGCTCCCTTGCTCGCCTGCCTGGCCTCGTGGCGCGCCTTGCTGGCGTGGACGGCTCCTCCCCCAGTCGCAAACTTGCCACCATCCCCTCGCGGGTGGTCGTCCTCGTTGAACTCGCCCACGGGGTGGAGACTAGCCGTCCGTGGTCTCCAGGGAAACCCGGGTTTCCTTGACCTCTCGCTCCCGCACCGACTCCCTCTGCATGCGCAGCGTCTCCTGGCGCATCTCCGCCCCCGTGTGCGCGGCAAACCGTTCCATCATCAGCGTCCACCGCTCCATCTGTTCCAAGGTCGGCATCAGACTGTCCTCCTTGCCCTGAACTTGATGGGTGTCTTGGTCGTGTGTTCCACGTGTCCCCGGCTCACCAGCGTCCAAAGAGCTTCGTCGAGTGCCGTCCCGTGCACGACGTCCGCCGTCTTGTCGACGAGCTCCACGCACGCCCTGTTGAACGTCATCGCGCCGTGCTCGGCCAGGTGCATGAGCAGCCGCTCCATCCACACCTCGACGCTCGCCTTCTTCAGCTGCCTGCGCCAGAGCGCCGTCCTGTCCTTGCCGTTCGGCGGTGTCCTCTCCGGGTCATCCGGCGCACGTACCATGTGCAGGTAGCTCGCCATGCCCCCGCGGTCCGCCCAGTCGCCCGTCTTCCAGGCTCGCCTCACGGCTTCCACCGATCGAGCAAGAACGTCATCGCGTCGTTGGCCACATCCCTCGGTACACCCGCCCCGATCATCGCATCGAACACCGGCCTCGCTCGCGCGAGCTCGGCATCCGTCTCCCCCACGCACTCATCGCACGAGTTGAAGTCGACCACCGGCACATCGTTCAGGGCAAGCGTCCTCCGGGTCGCTGGCTTCCCGCAGGTCCTGCACTTCCTGATCGGTACGATGTTGCTCACGACTGCAGCTTCTGCCGCAGCTTGGTCACGTGCGGCTGCGCCACCACGTCGAGCAGCGCCTTCCTCGCCGCCGCGAACGCGCTCGCCGCACCGACGAACGCCCCGGCCGCCTGCAGCTCGTCGTCCTCTGTCAGTAGCGGTGCCAGCTCCGCCAGCGCGTCGAGCAGCTTGTTGTGCTCCAGCGCCTCGTTCATCGCCGTCATCAGGAGCTTCAGCCGCTTCCGGTCCCCGTCTTCCATGCGAAGGGTCATGCCGCGGGGGAAACCCGGGTTTCCGTCAGCGCCGGAGCGCTGGCTCCGGGTTCGGGTGCCTCGGCAGACTGTCGATGATGCTCCCGTGTCGCGGGGGCACCGCGATGGTCTGCTGCACGCCCGCGACAGTGACAGTCTTCGTGTGCCAAGGCTTCGCGCTCGCGTAGCTAAATGGCTCCAGCGTCTTCTGCGCCTGACCCGCGACCGCTCCCCCGTGCAGCACCGGCACCGGCATCTTGCCCCTCACCTTGGGCCTGCCGAGCTCCGGGTCCTCCTGCTTGGGCTGCGCGATGGGCGTGCCGTCGTTCTCGTAGCCCACACGCGTCGGACCCACGTGCACCGTCGGCTCGAGCACGTCCGTGCCCGGCGGCAGATTGGGTAGCCCAGCGGCCCTCAGACGAATGTTGACGGCTCCCTCCGCCTGCTGCGCGTCGAGGCGAGCCTGCTTCACCGCGTCGATGACGTTGTTCTTGGGCACCGGCGCACGCTCCGCCGGCTTCGACGTGGGGGCCGCGTTTCGCTTCTCGTGGAAGCAGGGGAGGCACGCTTGCGGGTTCAGTCCGTGCTTGCATGGCATGCCTCCCATGATGCAGCACCCGCGCTCGTCGTGCACATCCGTAGGGTGCAGCGCGCATCACTCGGCGCGTTTCAGATCGTCCAACCGCGCACCCCTGCGCAGCGCGTACCCGCCGCACACCAGATCGCGCCCCTCGGCGCCGTCGCGCTCGCACGCCCTCACCGTGAGCCGACAGACGCCACACGTCCCGAACGCTTCACGGCATCGGCTCCTGACTCGCGGCGAAGTCGTCGAGTGCGTGGAGGGCGTCGTCCAGCGCCTCCCACTCCGGCGCCAGATCCGGGTCGCCCGATGACTTGTCGCGCAGGTCACGTGCCCGCCGCACGACGGCCGACCTCAACTCCTGGCGACGTGTCTCCACCTTCTCGCGCGCCTTACGGCGGTCGAATCGTTCCTGCTCATCCAGCTCGGCTTGATCCATCACGTCCTCCTCGTTCCGTTCCTCTTCGCGCGCAGGCTAGCGCGGCACTCCGCTATCAACTGCCCACCCTTCGGCTCACCGATGCACACGTGCGACTCTTCGCTCACGAGGCGACCCGGGTCCTTCTCCACATTCGTGTCCAGGTACACGACCATGCGCGCCCCGAAGAGCACACGGACGCGGTCCCAGAATGACAGGTGCACGGTGACGGCACTTCGGATTCCACCTTCACTCATCTCGGTCGTCTCCTCTCGGTTTGCGCGCAAAAGCGCGAGTGTCACGTCCGCACGCGCGCGTTGCGGATGAGGGCCTCGACGGCACCGCTGCGCGTCTGCCCGCGCTCGGCTGCGAGGTCGTCCAGCCGGGCAAGTGCCTCCGGCGAGAGCGTCAGCGTCACCATCGGACGCTTGCGCCGGCCGTTGGGCGTCGTCGGGGTGCCGGAGCGCGTCATCGGTCCTCGTCGAGCGTCTTGTGGATGGCCGCTGCGGTCGCGATGGCGATTTCCTTGAGGCCATCGTTCAGCGGCTTGCCAGGGTGTTGACGGCGCCAGCGGACGGCCTCCAGGTGCCAGTGTGCCGCAGGACGCTGCTCGTGACACTTCGTGCTGACGAAGTTGTGGAAGTCCTCGCTGGTCGGGTAGAGCGGGACCTCGCCGTAGCGAACGCCCGCCTCGAACGGCAGGAACGAAAACTCTCCGTCGAACAGGTCGATTGCCGTGAAGTCCATCTCTCGTCCTCTCAAGGGCTGAGAAGAAGGTGCGTGCGTCATCTCTCCTGAGCCGAACGTCGAGGCGGCTTGAAGCGCCGAGCGGTTACGGAGACGTACAGGTTAGGGCATTTCGGACGGCCGCCTACTCACCCCTTCGTCCTGCCTCGCGGCCATTAGGGGGCTTTCGGTGCAAGCCCTACTTTCACCTTCCCGCGCTCGCTCGGCTCTTAGCCACCGCAGTCCCGCGCGTTCCTTGTAGGTACGCACCTTCTTCTCAGCCCTTCTTACCGGGAGCCCATCCCCGCAGCGGGCGTCGTCGCTGTCTGATGACTAGACTATACGTGCTCCGTACGTACAGCGCAAGGGCCTGGTGTCGATTCTAAGACGGGCGTTCAGTACGTACAGCGCAAACGACGATGATCGCGCTCCTCGAATGACCTCCACGGCCGAAGCGTGTCTCTGTCGGGAGACCGACGCCGGGACCGGACAGGTAGTGCTCACGGAACTCGTCCGCATCATCCCACGTATCGAATGAGGCTTCGCCGTCGTCTCGGCCGCAGCACGTGAGGGCGAGCACAAATCGCCCTTGATGCCCGCCGCGTTTCCACTCAGGCCACTGCCGCACGCGCTCAGCCGTTCGCTCCGCATTCGCCCAGATGCGCTTCTGCTCATCCGACGTGAGGACGAGCTGAATCTTCTCACCATCTCGTCCGTGTCGCTCCCTGTACTGCCCCATTACGCCCCCCTCCCGTGTGGCTTTCCGTCCCTGTCGAGGCGGCAGAGTCGACACCATGTCGCCGCGAGCTGCCGAAGGCCACAGCAGTTCAGGAACGTACCGTCCCACCGATCCAGTGCGGGGGCGGGAGCAATCGGCTTCTCCAGTTCGGCGCGCTGTTCGGGGGAGAACGCGGAAAGCGCCCCGTCGTGGGCGCGCGATTCGTCGGCTGCTGCATTCAACTCCCCTAGTGCTGCCGCTACTTGATCCGCGGTCCAATCGAGCGGGTCGCCCGACTCGTTTCCGCTCGCATCGATTGGCGTCAGGCCGGCGGACGTGATTACCGCCGCGATGCGCTCCTGCCAGCGCACCTCTTCCTTCTCGGCCTCAGCCATCAGCTCCTTGATGCGGGCATACGCGGCCTCCAGCTCGGCCTTCTGCTCCAGCATCTGAGGTGGCGCCTTGGCCACCACGCGCAGCTCGGCCACTTCTTCGGGAGAGCCCGAGATGGGCGTCGACCCCCTGCTCACTGGAGCACCATGCACGCCGCCGTGACCGCCAGCGCAATCCTGAACCGCTCCGTCTTGCTCCGGCCCTCTGCCTTCGCCCGCCGCAGCTCGTTCGCCATGGTCTCCCTGAGCGCCGTGGCGGCCTCCTCGCGCGTCCCGTACGTTGCCCCCTTGACCGGGAGCCAGTGCCCCCGCGTCGGTCCCTCGTGCTGCCTCTCGATTCGGTACATGGTCTCACCTCTCCTGCTGTTCGTCGCTACACGCGCGCAAAAGCGCGAGTGTCATGTCCGCACTTTTTCGGTTCCGAACGGACTGATCCATTCTTCGTTCGGAGCGCGTGTTCGGGTGCCGGACATGCCGCCCTTCATGCGTCCACGCGAGAGACAGATGGCGCCAGGTGTAAGTCCGCGTCCCTCAGAAACCCAACACGGCACGCCGAGCGACGAGGCCAGTTTTGAGGCGTCAACTTCGTAGCCATATTTCGACGTCCCTGCGTAGGGGGGATCGATGTAAGCAACATCTCCGTCCCCAACGACTAGACGCAGGTCGAATCCCGGTCTGCCAAGGTCGTCGCAGATGGCTCGTACCCCTCGCATCCTCTGAGCGAGCGATCGGCACCGCGCTACGATGACGTCGGGCATGGGGCACATGGGCGGTGTTGAATTGGGGTTCTCTCGACCGCGTGTCGGTTCCTTTTTCGACGACGCCGATGTCCAGTATTGACGGAAGCCGCCGCCACACCACTTCTCTCCGTCAATCCAGATCGCCGCGCCGCCAAACCGTGCAGCCTGCAAGATCAGGAACACATAGACGCGATCGTCGCCCACGCGCTCTCGCGAAAGGGCTTCTACGTATTCTTTTATCTTCCAGGGGTCGCGTGGCACTCGCGCTGCATGCAACTCGAATTGAGAAACGTCAAAGGACCCGTCGCCAATCGACTTCCAGAAGAGACCCCATGGCGAGAGGTCGACCATTGTGATGCGGCTCGGGTCTTGGCCCCGCTCGACTGCGGCAACTGAGATGGCGCCCGAGCCGCAACAGAGGTCATAGAATCGACCGGCGATGGGGAGCCCCATCGTCTCGACGATCTGCGCTGCTAGGCGGCCCTTGCCGCCTTGGTAGGTGACGGGTGGTAGAAACTCGGTCGTCCGCTTGCTCATGGTCTCTCCCTCACGCCGCGCGCACAATGCCGAGTGTCAAAACGGGCCTCCGGCTGCCCCTCGCCAGTCACCGCCGTTCGGGATCGTCGTACCGGCGACGGGTGGATCGACGTGGCACTTCGTGTGAGCACAAGCCTCACACCAGTTCGCGCCACACCGACACGGCACCATGATGGGTTGCCCGAACGGTGCACGGCCACACGGACACGGGTACTTTTCTTCAGCCATCACATCCTCCGTCCGGTCCACTCGTGAAGCCTCTCGCCCACCCGAGGCCACACCACCATCAGCGGATGGGCGACGATGTTGCATGACCCACCAAAATCGCCTCACCCCGGCCTTCATCGGTCCGCCTTGAGAGTGTCGTCGCCACCCTCGCCCCCTCCACTACCGCGTCCTTCAACTGCTCGCCGACGACCCTCGAGTACGCGTCCGCGTCGAACCGCGAGAGCTCGTCGGGCACTTCGATCTCCACGAACACGCTCCTGATCGCGATGCGCACCTCCGTCACGTGCAGCTTCTGGTCGCCCGCCTTCTTCACGACGTGCCACACGATGCTTGCCGCCACGTCCGGGTTCGTCCCGATCCTGTCCTCGCACTTGAACTCCAGCAGCGACTTCAATTGGTCCTCTCCTTCTTCGGCGGCAAACCCGCGTGCATGCGGAGCTCCGCCTCCTTGTCCGCGACCGTCTCCTTGCCCGGGAGCACACGCATCGTGACCCCGATGGGCACCCCCTGGGCGCGCAGCACCTGCTCGTCCGCCATGCCCTTCGCGTAGCCCTCGGCGTACCCCTTGGCCTTCGCGCGGCGGCGCAGCTCCGCGATGAACAGAATCAGCGCCACCCCCGCGACCACCCTCGAGCACCACTCCCACCAGCTCATCGACCAACCTCTCGCGCTTCCTGTCGCTTGGCCTTCGCCCTGTCCTGCTGATGCTCCCGCTGCTTACGCTTCGCCCTCGCACGGGCCTGGCACCTCGCCGCGTACATCGTGTCCTTCCGCGTCTTGCACTCAGTCCCGTGCCTCGCCTTGTTCGACCGGCTCATCGCGTCGTCCTCCTCTCCGCATCATTGGCGCGCTGCTCCGCCCTCGCGCGCGCCGCGATCTCCTGGCCAAGCATTCGCTTCGTGGCTGTGAGCTCCCGCTCCGCGTCACCGGCTCGCTGCTCGAAGATGGCTCTGTCCCCGTGGACGAGCGCGAGCTCCCTTCGAAGGCGCGCCACCTCGCACCACACGCACGTGCGCTCGCCTCCCGCGTTGACCACCTCCCGCTGCACGTCCCCGTGCTGACAGTCCTCAGCCATGCCGGGCGTCATGCCGCCGGAGGAAACCCGGGTTTCCCCTCAGGGCAGTCGCTGCGGCACCAGGCCCACGTTCTTCATGCGCTGGTCATGCTGGTCGAAGCACGCCTTGGCGTGCTGCAGGAGGAGGCCCTGGCCGACGAGCTGCTGCGCCGCGTCCACCACGATGCTCTCCGGACCGAAGCCCCGCTCCACGCCTCCCGTGACGTAGGCCACGCTCTTGCCGTCCGGCTGATAGACGGTGCTCGTCGGGCTCCGATAGACCGCACTCCACGTGATGATCACGCGCGAGCTCGAGACCGGCCTCGGCGCGCTCACGGCGTAGTGCTGGATGTACAGCTGCGCCGTGGCCGTCGTCGTGAACGCGAACTGCTGCGCCACCGCCCGCGCGAGGAGCGTCGCCTGCAGCGCCGCGACGGATGCGGGATCGAACTGCACGCTCAGCCCGGCATCGGGCCGGGACCGTCCATCTGCCGGCTGCCCGGGGGCGGATTCTTGATGCGCTCGGCCTTCATCCGGTGCTCGTGCTGCTTCTCCTGATGGCCGAACCCGAGCTTGCCGTTACCGTCCTGCCAACGCGCATCGGCCGCCTCCCCGTGCGCGTTGGCCGCCGCCTCGTGGTCCGGGGCCTTGCCGCTCGCGTTCGCGATGGCGCTCGCCTGGTGAGCCACCGTCGTCTTGCCCTCGGGCGTCGTGGGGTCGCCGTGCCGGTCGTGCAGGGCGGCTTGCTGCAGGTGGTGCTGAGCGAGGCTCGGTCGGTTGCCCGAGAGCGCGCCGATGTGCGCCGCCTGGTGCTTCTTGCTGGCGTCCTGATGGAGCGCCGGGGTGTGGCTGGCCTGCGCCGCCTTGCTGGCCGCCATCGCGTCGTCGCTGAGCTGGTCCACCGGGTTGCCGTTCATGGGGACCAGCTTAGCGCGACGCGGGGCCTCACGTCGCCGGGGGCGCGGGCGGGGCCTCGTCGAGGGCGAGCTGCACGCCCTTCACGGTGAGGTTCAGGCTCACGTACCCCTGCGAGCGCGAGCCGTTCGCCTCGACGCTCAAGCCGTTGCCGTACGCGGCCCCCTCCGAGATGGCTGCCATCGCGCTCTCCTTCGCGCGCATGACGTCCTTCGCCTCCTCCTTGCCCTCGTACGTCTTGGCTGCGGCGTCGAACGCCTCCGTGGCCTTCCTCGCTACCGCGTCCTTCGTGCGATCTGTCCGGGTGCCGTCTCCTGGAACAGGCTCGTGATGTTCGCGATGAGCTCCTCGTGGTGCTTCTGCGCGAGCTTCGCGGCGTTCTGCTCGGCCACGGAACGCCGGCTGAGGAACCTGGTGAACCGCTCCTCTGCATCTCGGTCCAGCGCCTGCGCGATGGCCATCGCCACGTACTCGTCCTCGGGCTTCATCGGTCGATGCGCGCCTCCAGCGCCACCTCGAGGAACTTCCGGGTGAGCTCCTTCGCGCGCTCCTCGTCGTTCGGCAGCGACGCGAGGTAGGCGACCCACTTCTTCGCCTCCCGCGTCATCGTGTCCTTCATGCGCTCCAGCTTCTCGATGTTCTGCAGCATCTGCTCCGGTGTCGCCACCATCAGCCCCTCGCCTTCTTCATGCGCGTGTGGATGCTCCCCAGCTTCTCCGTGAACATCTCCTGCGTGACCCACCCGTACCGCTCCTTCAGCTTCTCCGAGATGACAGCCATGCTCCGCGTCATGCCGCGCTTCAGCGGTCCATGAAGCTCGCGAGTCCCGCGCTCCCGTCGTTGACCGCCTGGGCCCCCGTGCCGATGCCCCACTGCCTCGCTCCCTCGAACGCGAGCCAAGCGGACATGAGCACGTCGCCCGTGTGCTTGTCGGGAACGTAGTTGATGCACTCCGAATGGAACCGCGCCACGCGCTCGTCCTCCTGGCCATGCTCGTCGTTCGGGACCATCCACGCGCCGTTGTAGAACTCGAGCGCCAGGCCCGGGATGCCTCGCTCCGGGTGCGCCTTGGCGGCTGTCGTCTGCACCGCCTTCACCGGCAAGCTGATGTTCTTGTCGAGGGCCCACTCTGCGAGGAGCTTCTGCCCGCCGTTGCTCTCCACGATGCAGCAGGCGGCGTTGTAGCGCTGGCACTTCTCGATGACCTTCTGCACCTTCTGCGCCCCGTCGAACTTGCCGAACTCGATGTCGAGGATGACCCGGTGCCCGCTCTGCAGCACCATGAACGTGAAGTAGCTCGTGTCGTCGTTGTGCTCGCCCACCTCGATGCCGAGGTCGACGCCCACGAACACGAGCTCCGGCCCCTCGTACTTGTCGACGAGCCGATAGACGCCCGCCTCGCGCGCCTTCTTCATGCACGTGCGGAACCACTCGTCCTGGAACAGCGCGCTCGCCTGGTCGCGAGCGATCATCATGTACATCTGCTGGAAGACGGTCGGCAGCTTGGAGCGCCGGAGCTTCGCCAGATCCTTCTGATTGCCGAACACCTCGGGCCAGAGCAGCACCTCGTCCTTCGGATCTGGATCGTGGCTCTTGAGCCGCAGGTACGGATGCTTGCCGAGGCGCAGCTCCTCGTGGTCCCAGCAGTCCGCGTTGTCGTTGCCGATGCGGTTCGTCTCGTCCTCGTCGTCCTGCACGAAGACGTCGCCCACGATGTTCATCTTGAGTGTCGCCCAGCCCTTGCGCGTCGCCTCGTGCAGGAGGTCCGCCGGGTGCCACGCCGTACCCACGAGGTAGGCCCGTGAGTCGCCCTTCTTGTCGAGGGTGCCGAGCACGCTGCCATCGATCCACTCGATTGTCTTCCGCCGCTGCTCCTCGGTCGCGGTGTTCTCCTGCGTGAGGATGTCGTCGACGACCACGACCTTGAGGCGAGCTCCGAGGACGGCGCCGAGGAGGCCCAAGGCGACGAGCGTGGGATCGCGCGTGCCGTGCGGGCGGTCGATGGTGATGGCTGTCTGCGTCCACTTCTCGTTGCTGCGCTGGCTCGGGCGCAGGTGCGGGAACACGAGACGGAGCCGTGCCGAGTACATGATGTAGTCCGCGACCGCCCGCACCATCTTGGCCGCCTGGCCCTCGGTCGCGCTGACGATGGCGCCGCGGAAGTTCTGGTCCTGGCCGATGAGCCAGAGCAAGAGGGCGACGATGAGGAAGCTCTTGGAATGCTCGCGGGGCATCATCAGCACCGCGCGTCGATGGTCGAGCATGAAGTCCGAGGCGACGCGCTGATGCGCCGCCATGGTCACGCGCTCCTTCGTCTTCTCCTCCTCCATCACGAACTCGAAGAAGGCTTTGAAGTCGTGACGTGCGGCCGCAGCCCGGGCGAGGAGGCGCTTCGTCACCGCTTTGACCGCGGCTGCGTCGTCCCCCTTCAGCAGCTCCTCGCCCGTGGGCATCGTCTCAGGCTCGCGCTTCGACGGGCCTCGTCGCGAAGCAGATCGGACCGACGTTCGGCGGGTAGTCGTCGACGAGCTGCACCTTCACCGCCAGCACGGCGTCGTCACACTCCGACAGCCGCACCGTCACCGACTGCTCCACCTTCACCTTGGACATCCCGATGCTGCCCGCGTTCTGCTTCCTCCTCGCCGCAAGCTGCGCGCCCACCGCCCGCATCACGTCCACCAAGTTGTGCTCCACACCACCCAACACGATCTTGTCGTCGTCCATCACTGCCTCCTTCGGTTCACTGCTTTGGGGGAAACCCGGGTTTCCCCCGACTCCGACCCACCATGCTCGTCACCGTCCCCGGCCTCGTGCGCTCCTTGCCCGGCACGAGCTCGAGCCCCGCTCGCACCGTCACGTTGCCACCCTGGACACTCAGCAGGCAGAGCACCCGCGGGATGCCCTCCTCGACGCCCACCGCACCCTGAGGACCCCGGCGCTCCACGCTGACACCCCCCTCGCGCGTCGCGCCCATCGCCGTGACCAGGGCTCCCTTGAGCGCTCTCCAGAACTCCTCGCCCAGCTTCAGCCGGCGCTCTACGTCCGTGACCACCTGGTTGCTGACCAGGCCTTCGAGGTCGCGCTCCCTCGTGCCCACGCAGAGCTTACGCCGCTTCACTCCGCGCTCCCGTCCGGGCGCGAGTGCTCGCTCAGCAACCTGGGCTCCGCGTTCATCACGATCTCGTCCCGGCGCCGCTCCTCCTCGACGATCTCCGCCACCTGGTCCGCCGTCATCGTCGCCATGATGGCTTGCACCGTGACGCTCAGGTCCACGTTCACGTGCACGTTCACGTCGAGCGGTGCTCTGGTCCCCTCGATGTCCGCGAGGTGCCGGCACCACGCGAGCTTCGTCTGTATCCAACCGCGAAACGGCTTGCCCTTCTTCTTCGCCTCCGCGATCTGCACGTCGATGCTCGTGATGGTCCGCTTCGCCGCGTTGATGGCGAGCTCCCGCGCGTGCTTGCGGTCGTCCTCGCCCTGGGTGACGGCGAGCTCGCGCACCCGCTTGAACAGTTCCCCCACCCGGTTGTCGTGGATGGTCGGGAACTCGCCCCGCAACGCGTTCCTGATCTGCTGGCGTGTGCCGTACTGCAGCCAAAGCTCCTGCACGATCTCGAGCTGGCGCGCGTCCTCCTCAGCCGTCCACACAACCGCCGTGGCGGGGTTCGGTGGATTGCCCGGGCCGATGGGTCGCGTCGGGTCGTGCCCCTTCGCGCGCCCTCGCTCCCGCGGCTCCGGGGCCACGTCCTTCGTGCTGGTCTTCTTGCGCCTCATGCCCGATCCCGATCAACGTAACGCCGGACCCTCGGGTGAAGCCAGCCCCTTACTTCTTGAGCTCCCCGCGCAACGCCGAGAGGCACGCCATGTGTCCCGTCTTCACGACGCCCTCGGGGTTCGTGCGTAGAGCGCCCAGGCGACGCCGTGCGCCCACCACCGATGCACCTGCGCCTCGCTCCGTGCGATGGGCAGCCACGTGTGGTCCGCCGGCACGTCGTGGCACGAGGCGACGTCCCAGGTGACGAGGTGCTTCGCGTAGCAGTCGCGGTCCTGCGCGCAGTCGTTGCAAGGGACGGCGGGTATGGTCACGGACCGATAGCAGGCCCCGCCCACCAAGGCTGCCTGTAGCTCGGGATGCCCACCACGCGCGTGCTCGCCAGGCGGGCCCACTCGATGATGGCCGCACCCTCCTCGCGGAAGCCCGGGGCTTGCCTGAGCTCGCGCGCGAGGGCCTCCGCCTTCCGGTAGTCGCGCTCGTCGAGCAGGGCCTTGAGCGCGTCGCGGTGCAGGCGCATCGCCGTGGGCAACTCCGGCGGCGGACGGTTGCCTTTGACGAGGCGGAGCGTCACGGGTTCGCCTTCTTGCACGGACAAGGGCCGCTCATTGCGCCCATGATGTTGCAGCCCTCCGGTCCGTGCTCCTCGGGCGCGTGGAAGCAGTCGCAGTTCCATCGCGTCTCCAGCGTCACCGTCCCCGGCTTACGTGTCGGCCTCACGCGTCCCCCGGCGGGTCGCCGTAGAAGAACGGCTCCTCCTCGTGCCCCGGGATCGTCTGCGTCCACGCCTCGAAGAGGCGCGCTCCCTCCGTCGAGACCACGAGCTCGCGCCGGCTCGTCATCAGCGGCACGCACTCCTTCGGGAACGGGATGACGTCGTCCTCGACGTCCTGCTCGGTCACCTTCAGCAGCACCTCCTCCGCGTTCGCCCACCACATGCCGCCGGCCGCGGCGGGGTTCGCGCGAATGAGGCGGCGGTTCTTCCTGCCCTCCTCCCACGCCTCGAGCCACTCGGGCTTCTTCCACTGCCCTCGCTCGCCCTCCTTGCCCTGCTGCTTGGCGAGCGTCCAGTACACGAAGTGCATCGCCGCCTCCGCCGGGGCCATCGTGCCGAGCGCCTCCTCCGGCACGCGCGACGCGTCCCCGAGGACCGAAAGCGCCTGGTGCATGGTGATGCTCGTCCTCAGCACCGCCGTCTGCACGCACATCAGGAAGAAGTCGCCTCGCGTCATGCCCCCGTCATGGCGCGCGCTGCTTCCAGTCGGATGACCAGCATCGCCACCCGCACGTTCGTCCCCTGCTCCGCGAAGCTCCCCTCCGGCAGCTCCTCCCAACTCCCGTTCGCCTCCGCGAGCGGACGCAGCTTCGCGTTCTGCTTCGGACCGTTGGCCACGAGCGCGACGAGCACTCCACCAGGGCGCAGGAACTTCAGCGCCCACTTCACGTGCTCGATGTCCTGCCCGTTCTTGAACGGTGGGTTCATGATCACGCAGTCGTAGTCCTCGCGGAACGCCATCTCGAGGAAGTCGCCCTCGCTCACGAACACTTCGTTATTCCCCCAGCTCCGCCGCAACTGGTCCGCCAGTCGCGCGTTCACCTCGACGGCGTCCACCCTGGGCTTCGTGAGCTCGGTCGCGTCCTTGCGCGCCTCCTGCCAGTGCGCGAACACCGCCCTGATGAGGTTCCCCGTGCCGGCGCTCGGCTCCAGCACCCGCTCGCCACTCCTCGCGTCCAGCTCCTCCGCCATCCTCCGGGCCAGTGGCTCCGGGGTCGGGAACAGCTGGTCCGCCACGACCACCTGCACGCCGGCCTTCAGCGCCTCCCTGAGCGCCTTGGCGGGGTCCGGGGCCCTTTCCCTGGTCCCGGCGAACGGACGCTCTGGCGGGGCTGTCAGGGCCGGCAGCGATGCCTTCTCGCCTCCCTCGGGCGGAGGGGGGTCCACCCGCTTCTGGTCCGTGATGTAGGCGCCCACCTGGTCGTAGTAGGGCCTGCCCTCCTTCGGGACCATGCGCAGGCGGTGCGCCCCGTGCTTCTCCGTCGCCTTCACGCGATGCGCGCGCCCCTGGTCGGTCCACTTCGAGAACCGCGCCCACTCGGCCGCCGTGATGTGCCGGAACCCCTCGCCCGGGTAGTTCACCAGCGGCCCGAGCTTCGTGGCTGCCTTGACCTTCTCCGCGTCGCCGGGCTCCGGGGCCTTGTAGTCCTTCACCTCCTCCACGCCGATGACGCCCGCGAAGCGCGCCGCCGTCGTGAAGCTCAGCACCTTGCCGTCCTTCTTGTTCACGCGCAGGACGACCGCCCAGCCCCATCGCCCCAGCACCTGGCCGCCCACCTCGATGTCGAACTTGCTCGCGACGATATCCCCCTGCTCGCCCAGCATCGCCTTCTCGTAGGCCAGCCGGTTGTCGAGGTGCGCGATCCACCGCTCCGAGTGCTCGCACGCGCGCGTCCCGCTCGCCGTCAGCCGCTCGGCCGCCTCGCGCACCGTGATGGTCGCCTTGTCGAGGTCCGACCACACGCCGTAGCCCCGACCTGCACCGGCGATTCGGAGCGCCTGCTCGCGCGTCATCCCGTCGTCGACGAGCCCGGGCGCCCACAACTTGATGAGCGTCATCGCCTCGTCGCGGCTGCGCATGCACTTGCGGCGGGTGGCCTCCAACGTCTTGATGCGCCGGTACCGGACCGCGGGCAGCTCCTTGTACTTCGCGTGCCGGAGCGCGCCCTTCGCGCGGTCCTGCCAGTAGCTCGCCGTGTCCCAGAGCTTGATGGCCTTGCGCATCCCCGTCTCGATGCGCTCCTTGTCCCGGCGTGCGTGCCGCTCCGAGTGATGTCCGCGGAGGATGGGTTGCCCGAGGGGGATGTTGTCCGCGATGGCAGCGACCGCGGCGTGCGCGCGCTCCGCTTCGTGCGTCCTCTTGCCCTGGTACTCCTCGAACCGCTCCGCGCGCTCCTCGGCCCGTTCGACGAGGCTCGTGTCCTCGTCCGTGATCTCGCCCGCGAGCTCGAGGGCCAGATCCTCCGCCGCCGGCCCCCACACCGTGAAGAACAGGTCCTGCTTCGGTGCCCAGCGGAAGCCTGCCGCCTTCACGCGCTCGTAGAGCTCCTTGTCGAGACGGGCGCTCGCGCGCATGCGGATCTTGTCGTCCTCGGGAGAATATGCAGCAGTGACGATCACGACCGCACCCCCCGCTTCGTCTCAGATATCTTGCGCCAAATGCTCCGAATCTTGTTCGCCCGGTGTGTCGTGTCACCCTTTCGGGCTCGGCGCTGATGAGCGGCGATTCTCTTGCCGGAACCCTTACCGACGTAGAACGGCTTCCCGGCGTCATCACGCAGCTCGTACACGTAAAACTTCATCACTCACTCCTTGCACACCGCCGCCATCGTGATGCGCCGGCCCATGCTCTTGCTGATGACTGCCTTCATCGCTCGTCCTTCGTGTCTCCGTGCTTCTTCTTCACCGCCCGCACCATCGCCCCGAGCGCGACGTCCGCGCTGATCTCCGCCTTCGACCGCGTCCAGTCGGTCAACGGCACCAAGTCCTCGAGCGCTGCCTTCGCCTTCTTCGCGTTCTTGTAGTGCCCGATGGCCTGCCCCGTGGGCACGTGCGTCACCGTGTACTCGGGCGTCGGGTCCTCGCCCGTGAAGGGCTCCAGCTCCGTCACCACCAACGGCTTGTCCGTCGGGGTGAGCGCGAGCGCCGGCACCATCTCGTACACGTCAGGCTTCCTGCTCCGCGCCCTCTGCGTCAGCCGCATCACGTTCACGGTCCCGTACGTCTTCATCAGTAGACCCGGGCGCGACCGTTGAGCACGCGCGTCCGCGTAATAGGTGTCGTGGTCGTGGCTCGAGATCGCGACGAGGATGGGCGCCGCCGCGCTGCAAGCCGGGCAAGCGATGAGCACGACTACGTGCGCCGCCCCGTTGAATGGCACCTTCGCCACGTGCGCTCCCCCGTCCGTCAGGTGCAGGCTGACCTTCACGGCACCCTCCCTGCGCAGTTGACCTTGATCTCGAACCGCTCGAACACGCTCGCCTCCGGGTCCTCGCTGTAGCGCTCCACCGCGTCGTCTCCCCCGTACGTGAGCGCCCCGGCCTCGTCCCAGATGAGAACGTCCAGCGTCGCCTCGCCGCGGCTCATCGCCTGGTCGAGCGCGTAGCTGACGAAGGCCTTGAAGTCGGCCTCCTCGCTGTTCGGTCCCATCCCGTCTCGTCCAAGCACCAGCGTCGGCATCCTCGTCATCCCTTCGGTGTGGTCGGGTCGTACGCCTCGACTTCTGGCGGCAGACCCTCGTCGAGCACGCGGTGAAGCAGCTTCTCGAGCGTCTTGTCCGCCTTGTCCTCTTCGCGCGCCAGCCTCGTGAAGCGCTCGATGAGCTCGTCGGGCTGCCCGTACTCGGTGAACCGGACCAGCTGGTTGCCGATGGTCTCGCAGCACTCGCTGTAGCGCTTCGCGTGTCTGGCGCGTGACGAGCGGATGCCTGCGAGCACGATCTCCTTGCGGTGGCTCGGATTCGCGAGCATCTCGTGCGCCTTCTCGGTCAGCTCGGCGAGCTTCCGGAAGTCGAGCGGCCGGTTCGTGATCCACCACGAGTCGAGCTGGTTGCAGAGCACCTTGATCGCCATCTTCGTCCAGTGCGCCTCGGTCACGTCGCCCTCGCGGCCAGAGCGCGGGCGAGAATCGCTGGCTGGCGGTCCTCGCGGCACTCGGGCTCGCCAGCCTCGACGTGGGCATCGAGCCACTGAAACTCGCCCTCCCACTCGTCTGAGTCGGTCAGGCCCGGCACCCTGCCATCGACCTTCACGAGCACCCCGTCCTTGCAGCTGTCGCTGACGGTCCCGGTGGTGCCCTTCGGCACGAACAACTGCGCCTCCTTCGGGTCCTTGAAGATGCGCTCCTGCCCGTGGGGGTCCTCCACGGAGTACTCCACCTGCTCGTGAATCACTTGCGCCCCTTCAGCAGCTCGATGGCTCCCTCGAAGCCCTCCGCCCTGCCCTGATGGTAGAGCGCGTTGTGCACGTCCGGCCTCGCGTCCTTCTCCGCCGCCTTCCGCCGCCTTCGCGAGCACCCGCAGCTGTCGGATGACTACCTCGTTGTCCTCCTTGCCCGTCACCTGCTTCAGGACGGGCGCCAGGCGCGGCGCCACGACGACGAGGGCCCGGGCGAGGCACTCGCCGCAAACGCGTGCCCTGCGCCCTCCTGGGCCCACCGCGGGGTCCTGCAGCGTCACCGTCGTCCCCTTGCGGAAGTCCTTCCCGCAGCCCGGGCAGCTCACGACGCACCGACCGTCCGGGCGACTTCCGCGCCCTGCGGCGTGAGCCGGTAGCTGACCCGCAGCATCGCCACGTCCCGGCCCGCGGACCCGGCGCAGCGAACCCACGTGATGAGGCCCCGCTTCTCCAGAGTGTGCGCAGCGTCGAAGCGTGCGGTGCTCTTGCCCTTCTCCTTCACCACCTCGAACTCGCGCGCGCCTGCGTTGTGCACGTCCGCGAGGAGCGCGCGTTCCTCCGGCTCCAGCGTGATCTTCCCGTCGTCGTCCATGGCCTTCGGCCTCCTGATGAGTAGCTCCCGCAACCGTGCTTCCGAGATGCCCGTCGTCATGGCGCTCACCTCTCTCCGTCCTTCGTGAACCCGAGCTTGCGCAGCTCGTCGCTCGTCATCACCGACGCGAGCGCGAACATCGCGTTCAGCGCGTACTGCAGCTTCTGCTCGCCCGTGCGGTACTCCGCGAAGAACGACCAGTACGCGTCGCCGTCCTGGCCCTCGCGGCTGTCCTCACCCTCGACGTAGAGCCCGAGCCCCGTCAGGTCGCACACGGCAACAGCCGGGCGTCCGTCCACGCTCAGCTCCGCGCTGAGCGGCTCGTCGCCGTTCGGGAACTTCTCCGCGCCCGAGAACCCCGCCCAATCGCCCTTCGTGAACCGCGCCCAGGCCAGCGCCCTCTTCGGCTCGGGAGGCGCCTCGCTGTAGTCGCAACCCTCGGCCACCTGCTTCCACGCCTCGTCGAGCGTCATGGGCTCCTCGCCCTCCGCCCGCAGGTCCTCGTCCGTGTAGATGCCGGACGGGTCGTTGTGCGCGAGCCACGCGATGAGCGTCTCGCGCGAGGAACCCTCCACCAACTTCGGGAAGCCCCGGCCAACCGAAGCTCCTGCGTCGTTCACCGCCTGCGCGATCTTGATGCGGTTCATCAGATCCTCCTCGGCATGACGACACCTTCCCAAAGCGCCGCCGTGGTCTCCGCCTTCCAGAACCATCCGTCGAGCGGGTCGCTCGGGATGGTCAGCAACGTCAGCGCGCTGCCCTTCAGGTTCGCTCGCATCGCCGCCGCGTCCTTCTTCGACAGCCCGGCGGGCGGAACGTAGTCATCCGCGGCGCGTTGCCCTGCTGCCTTCTCCACGTCCGCCAACCGCATCATGTAGAGCGGCGAGATGCTGTACGCCTTCGCGAGCGCTCCGCCCGTCGCGCCCGCGCGCAGCACCTGCTCCCACTTGGGCGGAAACCTGTCCGTGGGCTTCGCCGTGCCATCGTCGCCGACCGCCAGCGTGGCGAGCTTGAACACGTCGTGCAGTGCCATCGTGCGGTGCGTGCCTGCCCGGCGCACGACGATGGTGTGCCCGTCGGTCGCGACGTAGGTGGTGCCGCCGTCGCTCTCGTAGGCGTACAGCGTGGCCAGGTTGGGACGTGTCTCGTCGGTCGAGACGAAGATGCGGAGGACCGCCAGCTCCTTCGCGTTGGGCGCGAGCGCGGTCGCTCTGTCGAGGGGGTTCAAAGCGCCACCACGCGGTAGCTGATGACCTTGTACCCGACGCGGGCGGGGCGCGCGTTGATCGCGTTGACCCAGGCCTTGCCGTCGCCCAGGCGGCAGAACGGCAGCCCGTCCTCGTGCCGCGTGCCCGCGAGCGTCTGCCCGAAGAGGAACTCCCGGGTGAACGCGAGCCAGAACTTGTACCCCGCCGCCTTCGCCCGAGCCTTGCGCGTCGTCTCGTCCATACCGAGCAGTATGAATCCAACCGCGATACTTGTCAACTATGTTTCTTGGCCTTCCGCCGGCGGACGGGGGAAACCCGGGTTTCCCCCACGCGAACCTGCGGCGGGAGCCTCCCGTAGCGCCGCACGAACGACTCCACCACCTGCGTCGCCAGTGCGTGCGGTCCTCCCGGGATCGTGCTCGGACTCGTCAGCCGCTCGATCTCGCGCGCGATGTACCAAGCCGCCTTCTTCAGGTCCTCCACCGGGCTCGTGCCCTTGTGGTCCGCGCGCCACGCGTACTTCACCGCGTTGCCGACGTTGAAGCTCATATGTTCGACGACCCGGATGCACTCCACCCCACTCGGGTGCGCGTTGTAGTGGTCCGGGTGATTCACCGCGTCGCCCGTCGCGTGCTCCGTCGTGCGCTTCGTCTTCACGGTTGCCCCGCCTGCAGCTGCTGCAGCGACTGGTACGTGAACCCCCGCTCCACACACGTGACGTTGAACGCCGTGCAGCACTGCAACCTCGAGTTGCATCGGTCGATCTCGCCGGCCATGTGCTGCAGCGAGTACGTGATCTGCGGGTCCTCGTCGTTGCGCCGCCGCAGCGTCGCCACCGTCTCGTTCAGGCTCGCCGTGCACGCCTTCAGGTCCCCAAGCAGCGCGTCGTCCACCGGGTCCTGCTGCGCGTGCTTGCCACTCGCGACGCCCCCCTCGAAGACGAGCGTCAGCGCCATCGTCGCGCACATCCCCAAGAATCCCAACTCCATCAGTCGCATCACGTGTTCGGGTCCTTCCTCGGTGCCTCGTCGAGCGGGCTACGGTGCAGGTGCGCCCGCGCAAACGACTGAATCCACCCCCGCATCATGCCGCTCGCGCACGTGCGCTGAATCGTCTCGCCGCACGTCGTACAGGTCGCCCCCCACGGCGCTGCCTCGGGCGGCAGTCCCGGCTCCTCGGGCGGCAGCCTGTCGTGGTACCAGCCCTCGACGTGGAGCGCCCAAGGGGGGCTCCACTCGTGCCGCTGCCCGAGCTTGGGCTCCTCAGGCACCGTGCACGACCCGTAAGGGCAAGCCCCGGGTGCGCAGCTGCTTGCACCAGTGCTTCCACACGACCCGGTGGAGCGTCGCGCCCTTCTTGCCAACGAGTGTGACCACGCGCCAGTTCCGCTCGCGCATGCGCAGCGTGTCGAGGACGACGTGCATCCAAGGCGGCAACGTGATGCCTCGCGGCACCTCGAACTCGACGCACCCGTACCGGTGCAGGTGCTTCCGATAGCGGTTCATGAACTCCGCCGTGCCCCGCGTCACGTCCACCTGCTTCAGGATCGTGGGTCCACCGTCGGGGTCCGGCTTCGAGGGCCCGGGCTCGTTGTCGTTGCGCACGACCGGCTGCGTGCTCACCACCGACAGCAGCGCCGCCAGCCCCGTTGCCCGTCCGTGTCTCATCGTCGCCATGGACGTCAGCCTGCCACGTGCTCGGGTTCGGGGGAAACCCGGGTTTCCCCAGGCTTCGGATACGGCTTGCTCGCCGCGTCCCACATCTCGACGAGCCTCGTGAACCCCGCTTCACGCAGCCGCGGCATCGCCTCCCTCACCTCCTCGACGACCGAGTAGACGGCGGCGTACGCCTGCGCCTCGCGTGCGTAGTCGTCCTTCCAACGCTGCGTCGTCGCGGCTGCGTCGGAGGCCCGTTCCTGCGCCTCGTCCCGCTGCTTCACCGTCTGCCCGAGCAGCGTCGAGGTCCGCTCCACCATCGCCCGCAGTTGCGCGATCTCCCGCTCCGCGTCCGCGATTGCTCCCGCGTACATCGTCACCAGCGCAGCCGCCGCGTTGTGCGCCGCGCTACGCGTGAGGCTCGGTCCCTGGTCCTGGCTCATTTCGCCTCCGGCAGCACGAGCGGTGCCACCTCGCCCCGCCTCGCGCTCTCCATGCCCGCCTGCAGCGCCGCCTCGGCCTCGGGGGACAGTGGCACGTCCAGTTGGGCCATTACCACCCCGAGGACGGCCCTCTCCAGCGCCAGCTGCTGCGCCCGGAGCACTGCCGCCCCCAGGCGCGCAAACTGCTCCAGGGGCACGCCAGAGGCCGCGGCGAGGCTCCCCGCGATAGTCGTGGCGTGCGTCACCATCTGCTGCAACCCCTCGAACACCTCCACCTCCTTCGCCGTCAGCGGTGTGAAGGTGTCCGCGTCCTTCAGCACGAAGGCGTCGCCCGTCTGCAGCTCGAGCACCGGCGCCTTCACGGACTGCCCGTTGACGGGGCTCACCCACGCGTCGCCGTCGTCCCCCGACCACATCCGCTTCGCCCGGCCGACGGTCCCCGTCTCCTCGTGGATGACGTAGCCACCTCTCTCCGCCAGCTCGCTCACGCTCCACGCCGCTCGGTCGTTCATCATCGTCCCCTTCCAGCCGCGTGCCTGTCCCGGTGTCCCTGCAGCTCCCCGGCGAGCGCCTCGATGGCTTCCGCCAGGTGCAACGCAATCTGCCCGAGCAGCGTGAGCTCGTCGTCCCCGTCCTGCACACGCTGCACCTGCGCCCGCGTGGCGACTGCTTCCTTCAGCCGCTTCACGCCGCCGCGCGCCTCGTTGACCTTGAGCTGCACCTGGTCGGGATTCGGCATCACGTGCCTCCCTTGAAGATGCGCATCGTCCTCGGGAAGCTCGTCGCCAACACGTCGCGCACCGCCGCGGCGTACACCCGGATCTCGTACTGTGCGTGCGGGTCGTCCCGCAGCGTCAGGAACTGCATCCAGTTGCGCAGGTTCGCGCTCGCGCGCATCCGGCTGTACCGCCCCACCGGCAGGCAGAGCCGCGCGAGCTCCTTGGGTACACCGTTGTCGAGCGCCAGTTGATAGAGCCCCTGCGCCTCGTTGTACTGCGTGCGAAGGAGCGTTTGGAACGTCTCCGCGCTCTCCCTCGTGAACTCGGCCGCTCCCTTCACCGCGCCCGCCTGCGCCGTCAGGTGCCCGCCCCCGATCATCAACCGCTCCACCGTCGGCACGTAGTTCACGTCCGGCAGCGGCATGTAGCGCGCGCTCGCCTCGTTGTAGCTCTGCGTCCGATGCCGGTGCCACTCGCGGAACACGAAGATCGGCGCCTGCACCTCGAAGGTCGCACCCGCCATCTCGAACGGCGTCATGTGCCGGTTGTCGTAGAGGTACTTCAGCAGCTTCTCGTCGCCGGGCTTGTTCACCCAGCGCGTCCTCCCCGAGCACTGCTTGCAGAGCGAGCCCGGTCCGTTCTCCGGCTCATTCGTACCGCTCCCCCGGCACTTGTCGCACGTCTCCTCGACGCCCCACCCGAGGAAGCCCTTGCCCGTGCTCATGCGCGCCGCCTCGACGATGCGCTCGTCGTTGCCCCAAGTTTCCACGAGCCGCAGGTAGCCGTGGTCGAGGAGATAGATGGGCGCGTCCGTTGCTCCTGCCGTCTGGTCGCTCATGCCTCCCGTGATGCAGCGCTCACCACCACGTCCTCCGCGTTCACCAGCAGCGCGTTCGGCCCGTCCCTCCACCCAGGGTCAAGCGCGTCCGCGACGATCTCCGGCTCCTGCACGAGCCACGGCATCGCGTCCGCGTCTCGCTCGCTCCGCTCCCACCCCCGCGTGTACCCGCTCTGGTACGCCTCGGCAGCGTGCGCCGCGGCGAACTCTGCCCACTCCCTCCGCGTCGCCTTGGGATGCGCGTTCGCGAAGAGGAGCACCATCCTCCGCAACCGGCGCGGAGGCTCCGGGCCCTCGTAGAACGATCCCAAGTAGTGCTCCACCTGACGCTTGAGGAACCGCAGCACCGGCGTCAAAGCGGTGCCTCCGGGTAGTCGAGGTTCATGCGACCGCCCTTGTAGTGCCAGATGCGGCACTCGGGTACCGCCTTACGCAGCGCCACGACGACGGTCCTGTTGTCCTCCGAGTAGTCCGTCGCCCCGAGCTCCCGCAGCACGCCCGCCTTGAACGCGACGACGCGCTCGATGGTCCTGCCTCCCTTGAGCATGTGCAGGCCCAGCATCCGGTCGCCGTAGCGCGCCGCCAGCCAGTCGAGCGTCGTCTCCCTGGCCCACGTCGAGCGCGCCGTGACGACGTGGAACCCGTGCTCCGTCGGCTTGTGGAGGCCCTTCGCCGTCAGGTACCAGCGCCCGAGGAAGGCGCGCCTCTCCGCGCGCTCCGGTCCCTTCATCCTGCGCCACGCCTTGCTGCCCTCGGGCGGCGCTTCCGCCAGCACGCCGTCGAGGTCGTACGCGACCGTCACAAGCCCGACGCCCGCAGCGTCTCGTCCATGGTCACTCTGTCCCGCACCTGGGCATTCATCTGCGCGTCCCACGCCTTCGCGCGCAACCGCGGGTCCGTCTTCCACGCGGTGAGCGTGTCTCGCAGATCCCCCGGCTCGTGGAACACAGTGAACGTCTCCGCCAGCGCCTCGTGGTCCGCCTCGACGACGGCCGGCGTCCCCGCGTAAAGCGCGTGGTACGCGCGCCCCGTCCTCCAGCCCATGCGCTTGTGCTTCCGGTCCGCGACGACGACGCTCGCCAGCCGCCTCCGATAGAAGGCCCCGCGCGCGCCCTGGTCCGGCGCGTCGATGACCCGCACGTCGAACCCCTCCCACTCCTTCGCGCGCCCGCACACCTCGAGCTCCACACCCGCCTCGAAGATGCCCCGCAGCGCCTTCTCGCGCCCCTTGGGCCTGCCGATGTAGACGGCAGGCTCCATGCGGTCGAGCGGGATGGGCGTCAGCGGCTTGGGCAGCAGCGCCGCGAACGGCGCATCCCGGACGACCATCCCCGCCGGCTGCCCGCCGAACGCCTCGCCCCGCGTCGCGTTCATCCACACGACCCAGCGCCCGATCTTCTTCGTCACCGTCTTCCACGTGTAGGGGAGGTCCGGGTCGTCGCAGAGGAACACGATGTTCCCCTCGTGCGAGTCGATCATCCTGCTCGTGCCGTCGAGATCCTCGCCATAGAACTTCGCGTTCGAGCTGCCGAACTCGATCATCAAGAGGTCGCACCGCTTCGGGTCCCACGGCGGGATCTCGGGGGGCATGCTGAACTTCGTCATCCGGTTGACGATGCTCACCCCGTGCCCCCGGCGCGCGAGCTCGGCGAGGAGCGCGCGCCTCTTCTCCAGCCACATCCCGCGGCTGCCGCGCTCCATGTCCGTCAGCCCGACGGCCCCGCTCATCCTCCGGTACGTCACGCGCATGGCGACTATCTTGCGGCGTTCGCCCTTCGCACCGCCTCGAACACCGTGTCGCTCGTCGTCTGCTGCTTGAAGCGCACCGCCAGCTCCTTGGCCACCTTCAGGAACTCGTCATGTCCCTCGGGCGTGAAGAACAACGTGACCACCTTCGTGTCGCTCGTCCTGCCACTGCCGAGCTCCCCGACGACGGGTGTATCCGGCGTCGTGTCGAGCATCTCCCCGAGCACGTCCTCACCGATGCCGAGGGCCAGGCTCCTCGTCTCCAGGTCGAGGCCATCCGCGATGCTCCTGACGAGCGTCTGCAGGAGCTCCTGGTCGAACTTGCCGCGCTTCGCGTCGAGCTTGATGGTGAGCTTCTTCGCGTCGCTCTCCTTCATCCCGTCGATGAAGCACATCGGGCCGACCGTCATCCCGAGCTCCAGCGCCGCCACCAGCCGGTGCTCGCCGTCGATGACCAGGTTCCTCTCTCTGCCCTTCTCGTCCGTGCGCCAGATGGTGAGCGCGTGGCTGGCGAGCCACCCGTCCTCACGGATGCCGAACTTCAGGCTCTCCTTCTCGAACGCCGTCAGTCGGTTCGGATTCCACGGATTCGGCTTCACGCCCGTCAGCGGCGAGTTGACCACCGCACTCACCGTCGGCTTCTTCCGCTTGCCCATCACACCTCTCCTCGCACGCCCTTGGCGCGCTCCAACTCCGCCCTCGGCTCCAGGCAATCGACCATGCGCGTCCTGAAGTACATGACCATCGAGATCCGAGCCCAATCTTCCGCCTCCACGCCGATGCCCTCACGGAACGCCAGGTTGCCGTGCACCTCGTGCGGATCGAAGAAGATGACGTCGCCGTGCTGCAGGTCCGCACCCACGCCGTACTTCGGGAACACGAGCTCTGCCCCGCGGTAGTGACCCCGGCGCATGACCGCCATCACACCGAACCCCTGGTGAAAGTCCCCCTTGTCCGTGTGTACGTGCCGGCGACCGTGTTGTTCACGGTGATGGTCGTGAAGGGTGTGCCCGGGATCACGTACGCCGGGTGCGTCTTCTCCGCCTGCTCGCGCTGCGCCGCAGCCCGGTCCGGTACGACGTCGCGGAACAGCTCCCCCACCGCCTGCACGAAGGGCAGCGCCGCGCCCCACTTCTCCGGCTCGTCCGTGCTGTACGCCGTCTGCCGGCAAAAGGGGATGCGCGGGCTGCGGTCGAACGCCCCCGCGACCACGCTCCGCACCGGGTTCGCGTGGTTCGTCTTGCTCACGGTCCCATCCTGCTTGACGGCCCTGTACCGCACCCCGCCCGACTTCACCTTCGCGCGCCCGTCGTCGAGCGCGTCGTCCCCGCCGTAGGCTCCCCGGTTCGTGCTGACGTGCTTTCGCAGCCCCCACATGAAGGGCCACGCCGCGTCGATCACCCTCCGATCGATGGCCCCGCGCACGAGCGTCAGGAGGCGCTCGCCGTTCGGCTTGAACGCGCTGGCGTCGCCCGCAAGCAGCACCGGCGCGTCCTCGGCCACACCCCTCTTGCCCACGAGCATCCTCACGTGGGCGTCCGGGTGGCTACTTCGGAGCTGCAGCTGCGCCCGCACGGCGGACCACCTCCAGCACCGTGTCGGTCACGTTCTTCGTCTTCAGGCTCCCCGCCATCTCCCGCACCATCTTCTGGAACTCGTCGTAGCGCGCCTGCGGGAAGAAGAGCTGCACCTGCCGCACGCTCGCCCGCTGCCCGCTCGGCAGCTCGCCGACCACGGCCTTGTCCGGCTCGTCGTCGAGGTACCGCACGAGGCGGTCCTCGTCGATGCCGAGGTCGAGCGCTCGCGTCTCCACGTCCATCGTCGGCTCCAGGCTCCGGAGGAGGGGGCCCATCTTGTCCTCGTCGAACTTGCCCCGCTTCGCGTCGAGCTTCACGGTCCAGGCCTTCGCCTCGGCCTCGGTCAGCCCGTCGAGGAACACCATCGGTCCCTCCTTCAGGCCGAGCTCCCGGGCGGCGGTCCAGCGGTGCTCGCCGTCGATGACGAGCATCTTCTTCTTGCCCTTCTCGTCGGTCCTCCAGATCGTGAGCGCGTGGCTCGGCAGCCACGTGTCGTGCTCGAGCCCGTGCTTGAGCGCTCGCTTCTCGAAGGGCGTCAGCCGGTTCGGGTTCCAGGTGTTCGGGCGCACGAGGTCGAGCGCCGCCATCTCCACCTTGCCGACAACACTCGGCGCCGCCTTGCCCGCCGGCTTCTGCGCCGGGGCCCTCTTCGCCTTCTTCCTCACGTTGCGCGCCTCCGCTCACCCCTTCGTAGCAGCTTCCAGCGCGAACTGCGCCGGGTCCAAGCCGACGAGGAGCAGGTGCCCGAACGCGAACGGCTTCCACCCGCTTCTGGCGGGCCACGCGTCCCACTTGTTGTGCCACTCGGGCTTGAGGCGGATCTTGTTGGCGTACTCCTCGCGCACGACCACGACCCACTCCTTGTCGCCGTTGTGCCGCAGCCAGAGCATCGGCTCTGCATTCGCCTCGACGGCTTGCGACTGCGCCTGCCTCCACCACGCCCACACGGGGCTCGCCTTGCCTGCGAAAAAGCGCTCCCGGTTCCAACCCTCGCGCCTCTTCACCTCGACGGTGAAGGGAAACCTCTCCGCCGTCGTGCCGAGGTCCCCGCTCGCCTTGAAGCCCTCGCGCGCCCCGCGCTCACCCCACCCACCAGAGAGCGGCATGCGGACGAAGCGCGCCGTCATCTCCAGCCGCTTCCACCACTCGCTGATGATGCCCGCGACTTCCAGCTCCGCGCGCGAGCCCTTGCGCCGGCCGTTCACTTTCGCGTCTCGCGCGCGGGCGCATTGTCCGCGCAGAGCATCGCCTCGCCCCCGAGCCCGAAGCTGAGCTCACCCTCGTCCGTGATCCCTCCCTCCGACCCGAGGACGTGGAACGGCGCGAACGTCGCCAGGGCCACCTCGTCGAACCCATGCACGACCTTCGTCCCCGAGGCGCAGGCCTCGTTGATCTTGTCGAGGGCCTCGCTCGCGTCCGCCGCGTAGATGACGAAGACACGCTTGCCCTCCACCCGGTAGCGCACCGTCTTGAGGGAAACCCGGGTTTCCTCCACGGGCTTGTGAGTCGCCGGTCCCGTCGTGCCGTTCGTCTTGCCGCTCATGGTCCCCATCATGCCGCCACTTCGGCGCGTGCCCACGTGCCGTCACTCGTGATGAGGATTCGCCCGGGCAGCGCGTCGAGTGTCCCGTGATGGTGGCTGACCACCAGCAGCTGCTCGAAGCCCTTCTCCGCCCGGAGCATCTGCGCGAGCGCCCGCCGGTTCGCTGCGTCCATCTGGCTCGTCGGCTCGTCGAGCAGCCCCGTCGCCCACGCGCTGCCTCGGGCGTCCCGCAGCCACGCGCTCCCGGCGAGCTGCAGGGCCACTCCCATCATGTCGTCGGCACCGCCGCTCTTACGGCTCCTCTCGAACTCCAGCCGGTTGACGTAGTGCGGTCCCCGCTCCGCCTTGCACCGCGGGCACTCCTTGACCTTCGTGCTCTCCGGGAACGGCCAGCCGCACGCGCCGCACGCCTTCGCCAGCATCTTGCTCTCGTGCTCCCAGCGCACCCTCACCTCGAGATCCACACCCGCCGCACGCACGCGCTCGTTCGCCCCCTGCTCGATGTCCTCCAGCGCTCCCCGGGCGACGTCCCGCTGCGCCCCGTTCTTGCCGAGGACGAGCGCCGCCTCCCGCAGCGCCGCGAGCTCGCCGTCGAGCACCACGATCTTCGCAAGCGCCTCGGCCCGCATGCGCCGTGCGTCCATGATCCGCCGGACTCGCTCGCCCAGCGCGCCCACGCGCTCCACCCACTCGTGTTCCTTGCGCTCCGCCGCAGCGAGCTTCTCGCCCGCCTTCGGATCGGGCTCCGGGTCCGACGCACTCGCCTCGGCCGCCGGCTGCAGCTTGAGCGCCTGGTCGCGCAGTAGCTTCAGCCGTTCCGCCTTGCGGTCGTGTGCCTGCAGCTCCCCCTCCGCCGCGTCCAAGGTGTTCGTCGCCGCGAGCGCCTCTTCGCGTGCCTGGTCGCGCGCCGCGTCGGCCGCCTGGCTCCGCTTCCGGTTCGTCTTCACGTCCGCGTTGATCGCGTCCTTCGCGGGGCACGCGATGCCGGCCACCGGGCACTTGCCGTCGAACTCCCCGAGCGCCACCTTCCGACGCTGCTCCGCCTCGCGGCTCGTCGTCGTCAGCTTACCCACCGCCGCGTCATGCGTCGCGCGCGCGTTGTCCCTCTCCGCCACCAGCGCCGGCTTGTCCTCCTCGGCCAGCTCCGCCTTGAGCCGCACCCCGTCCTCGACGAGCCGCGCGTACTCCGCCGCCTTCTCCCGCCTGGCCGCCGCCGCGCCCTGCTCGTCCACCCGGGCGCGTGCCACCTGCCGCTCCGCCCGCGCCTTCTCCAGCTGCCCCTCCGCCGTCGTCAGCGCGTTCGCCAGCACGTCCACCGACTGCCCGCCGAGCTGCTCCGCCTCGACGGCCTCCCAGCCACGCGCGTCGATCTCGAGCCGCTCCACCTTCGCCACCACCTCGCCCAGGCGCCGCGCGTTGTGCCCCTCGGCCGCCTGCAGCGGTCCGAGCTCCAGCCAGCCGGTGACGATGCGTGTGCGCTCCGCGGGATCTGCCGTGACGAGGCGCGACGTCGCCCCCTGCTCCCACCAGCACGTGGCGAGCCAGTCCTCCTTGGCGAGACCCATCGCCTTCCAGAGCAGCGCCTGGGCGTCGTCGCCCTTCGCCTTGCCCACGACGAACTGCGTCGCCTTGCCGCGCTTCCGGCTCCGGTCGATGACCGTCCCATCGTCGAGCACCAGCGTCACCGCGCCGCGCTCCTCACCGTTCGAGATCCACTCGTCCTCCAGCCGATGGTCGTGGTCCCCGGTGAGCGCAAACCGAACGGCTCCGAGCAGGCTGCTCTTGCCCGCCCAATTCGAGCGGTCCGGGTCGTCCTCGTACCTCGCAAAGACGGCGTACGCCTGCGGCCGCAGCTCGAGGACGTGCGTACCCTTGAACGGCTCCCAATTCTCCAGCTGCAGGCGCGCGATTCTCACGGCGCCTCGACGAGCTCGCGCATCGCCCGGACCGCGATGTCCTCGGGGTCCTCTCCGAGTGCCGCACTGGTCGTGAGCTTGGCCGCGATCTTCGCGATGCGCATCGGGTCGCGCCAACGCTGGCGTTCCGCCGCCATCTCCGTGCCCCGCGTCTGCAGCTCGTCCACCTGGGCACTCAGGCGCGTGTTCTCCGCGATGAGCAACGCCAGCGAATGCGGCTCCACACGCACCGTCTGCGAAGAGTCGAGTGTGTCGACGGCCATCAGCTTCTTGAGAATCGCGTCCCACTTCTCGACTTCCGGTTCCATCGCCTTCCTCCACATCGCGTCTGACTTCGTCCTCAGCCACTCCATGTCCCGCGCAATCGAAACGAACGACTCAGGCGACAACGTCAGGAAGTCCTCCTCCGTCGTCACAACCCCGCCTCCGCCAGCGACCGCTCGACGGCTGTCTTCAACGCTGCCCGGTCCTTCGTCGTCGCCTTCTCGACGAGCCCCATCGCCGCCTCGCGCGCCCTCGCCCTCGGGGCCACGTGCCGCGTCTTCTCCCTCGGGAGCACCTGCGCCTTGCGCCCGGGCTGCACCCGCACCGCCGCCGCTCCCATCTCCACCATCTTCCGGCGCACGTGCTCCACGCGCCCCTCCGCCACGTCCCCCGGCGGCTGCAGGCGCAGGATCTCGTCCTGCACGTGACCCGGTCGCCAAAACTTCGGGTCCTCCGCCCAGACCAGCGCCGTCTCGTCCACCGTCCGGAGCTTCCGGCTCCCCTCGAACGGCACGAAGGAAACGCATACGCGCCCCTCCTGAGCGTTGCTTCCCTGGGGGGCTACCTCCGGGCCCCCCTCGCCGGGCGACGCCTGGGCGGGGCTCCTGAGCTTGCGGCGGGCCATCAGAGGTCCACCAGCAGGAAGCCCGGCGTGTTGTCTTCCTCCCCGAACGCCAGCCGGGCCGCACTCCCGGGCACCAGCACCGTCGCGAAGGGGAGGCGGAGCGTCTGCCGCCGATGGTAGTGGAACTGCGCCACGAGCCAGTCGTCCCGCCTGTCCGGGCGGAGGCGTGCGAGCTCGTCGACCGGGAACACCACCTCCCGCCCCCTCGGCATCTCCGTCGTCTCCTCGCCCGGCTGGATGCCCGGGAACGCCAGGTGACTCATGACGAAGCCCTCGCCGTGCGCACCGTTGTTCGTCTCCTGCTCCGTGCACATCGTCCGCAGCTCCTTCGCCGGATCGTAGGGATGACTGCTCGCCGTGAAGGGAAGTGTGTAGACGGGCGAGCAGTTCCTCACGCGCACCGTCGTCGGGATCTCCACAACCCACATCCATTGCGCGAGCGTGCTCGCCATCGAGTAGAGCGGCGTCAACGTCGTGTCTCCGCTCCCGTCCTCGAAGACGTCGTGATTGCCCGCCTGCCACACCTGTGGGATGCCCGCCCGCGCGAGCGTTCCTGCCGCCCACATCGCGAGCTTCAACGCCCTCAGGCACGCGATGGCATCGTCCGGGTCGCAGAGGTCGCCCCCGAAACAGTAGAGATCCACCTTCTGGCTGACAGCCGCCTCGACGGTCTGCTTCACCGCCTTCACCACGTCGTCGTGCCGGCTCACGCCGTAGGTGGAAGCGTCGCTATGCCAGTCCCCCGTGAACAGGGCTCTCACGGCTTCTTCTCCGCGAACTGTCGCCACGCAGCGCTCGGCACCGGACCCTTCGCCGTCGCTCCTCGGTAGTTCCCTTCGTATGTCTTGGCCAGCTTGCCCTCCATCGTGTGGAACCGCATCTGCGCGATGCGCATGCCCGCGTAGAGCCGCACGCTGAAGTGGTGAGCCGTCACCTCCAGCGTGTACTGTCCATCGAACCCCGGATCGCCATAACCAGCCGTCGAATGCACGCTGATGAACAGCCGTCCGATGCTGCTCTTGCCGTCGAGCACCGGCACGTACGACTCCGTGAGCACCCTCTCATGTGTGTGCATCAGGTAGCCGACGCCCGGGTGGATGACGAACCCCTCATCGCCGATGAGTGCGTGCCGAAACTTCGTCGGCTCCTGCTTCACGTCGTACACCGACAATGAGTCGGCCGCGTACACGAGCACCTGGTCGCCCAACGTCAGATCGTAGCTCGCCGGGTTCACATGCGACGCTCTGTACGGGTCGATGACAATGTCCTGATTCGCCACCGCTCTGCTGATTGCCACGTCCGTGAGGATGCTCCCGCTCATTCGACTTCTCCGGTGATCTCGTCGAACTCCGTCGGCGTCTGGTCCTTGAACCGCTCGCGCACCTCCGCCTCCAACTTCGCCAGCGTCGCCGGCTCCGCCGTCAGCCGCTTCACGACGTTGTGCTCCCCGCGCCCGAGGACGCCGCTGCGCGTGCTCCCCACGCGGTAGCTCCCCCCGCCCGCCTGCACCACGCCGAAGCGCACCGCGAGCTCCAGCACGTCCCTGGCGCGGTCGAACCCCGCCGGCACCAGCACGCCGTTGCTCGAGTGGAAGTAGGCCACGCTCGCCTTGTCGTCCTTTCCGCCCACTTTCGTCTTCTTGATGGTGACGCGGTGCCGCTCCCCGAAGATGACCGGCTTGCGGCCCTCTTCCTTCTTGTCGACGACCCACGCGGCGCGCTCAACACGCAGGCGCAGGCTGCTGTCGTAGATGATGGCTCCGCCGCCGCCGACCTTGTAGTCCGTGCCGAACTTCCGAGCCATCGGGTCCGCGTCCGGGTCCTGCATCTCGCGCGCGATGAGCAGCATCGCCGCTCCCGCGTGCTCCAGGTGCGGCACGAGCTCGTCCATCCACCCCGCGTTCATCTTCGCCTGCAGCTGCGCGCGCCGGTCCCGGCCCGTCGTGATGCCTTTGCCCTTCTTGCCCTTCTTCCGCTCCTCGGCCTCCTCCTTCGCCGCCTTCAGGATCTCCGCCATCAGGTCCGCCGGCACGAGCTTACGCAGGCTGTCCACGACGACGACCGCGCTCGTCTCCTTGGGCACCTTGCCCTTCGCCTTCATGTCGATGAGCAGGTTCAGGAACGCCCGCACCTGCTTGATCGTCTCCTCGTACGTGTCGGGGCGGGTGGCGAAGAACCCCGGGTAGTCCGCCCGCTCGCCCATCAGCTCCCGCGCCCACGTGATCGGCGTCGTCCGCTCCGCGTCCACGAACAGCCCGAAGTGGTCGAGCGCGAGGAAGCTGTCGATGAGCCCGAGCGCGAGCAGCGTCTTGCCCTCGTTGCTCGGACCGTGCGCGACCGAGATGCGGTCGACGGGCAGTCCACCCACCCGCGTCGCGTGGTCGAACTGGATGAAGCGCGTCGGCACCGCGCGCACCACCTTCATCACCTCGCGCGCCGGACGGAAGTCCTTGAAGCGCGCCGCCACCGCCGCGAGCGGGCTCTCCCTCAGGGGTGAGCTCGCGTCCGCCGTCCTCATCTTGTGCCTGGCCATGCGCGCCTCTGCTCGTGTCGTGGAAGATGCAGCCGGTCGGGACCCCTTTGGGGGATGCCCCTTCGCCTCAACCTGCCCTACTCAGGTGAAGCCAGGCGTGACCGGCACCGCCGCCTGCTCGCGCGGTCCAAAGGGAACGCGAGCGTGGTCCTCAGAAGGGTCCTTCGTCCGCCCCTTCGCCGCCGCCGTCCTTCGCCTTCTTCCGCGCTCCCCGCTTCTTCGGCTGCTGCGCCGGTGCCGGCGGGGGCACCGCACCCTTCTTCACGAGCGCGCCCGTGTCGAGGTCGTACCTCGAATGGCACGTCGGGCACTCCTCGACGTCGTCCGGCATCGGCTTCTCGCAGACGTCGCACTTCACCATCCCGTCGTCCTCGTCGTCGTCGGGCGTCGCGTCCTTGTCGCTCACCTCGTCCTCGTCGGGCTCCTCGTCCGCCGCACCCTTCACCGGCTTCACGAACAGCTCGTCCCAGGGGATGGCCTGCTTCGGTCCGACGTACGCCCGCTGCAGCAGCGCCTTCAGCGTGTCGATCTCGAACGCTGCCGTGACCCCGGAGAGGTCCGGCTTCGGCCCGCTGATGGCCTTGTCGATCTCGGGCGTCAGCTTGATGTTCTCCATGCGCCGCGCCTTGTACTTCTTGCCGAACTCCTTCTCGTTCTCCAGGTACACCCACTGGATGGCGAAGGGGTTGAGCTGCGGGTTGCCCGCCTCGCGCCCGAGGCTCTCCATCGCGTCCGCGATGACGTCCTTGACCTTGTCGCCCAGCAGGCCCGTCTCCTTGGCGATCTGCACTCCCTCACCCACGTCCTCGTCGCTGACGACCGCGAACACGTAGGAGAGCTTCGCCATCCCGTTCTCCGCCCACACGTCGCTGAGCCGAATGTGCGCCTTCTTGAACGCTTCCTTCTGCTCGTCGGTCGCCTCCTTCAGGTTCTTGGGGAACCCGCCGTACATGCCGGCCGCGTGGACGACCCGCGTCTCGTCGTCGTCGTCCGCCTCGAACCGGAACAACTCCGCCGTCTCGTCGATCTTCCCCTCGTCGACCAGCGCGCGCACGTGCTCGACGAGCTTGCACACCGGGCACCGCCGCGGGGGCACCTCGCGCTCGCCGCTCTCCCGGTCGCGCTTGTACTGCTTCTTCAGGACAGCCTCGTCCTCGTGGCAGACGTACTCGCCCGTCCACACGTGCGTCACGCTCTCGTCGTCGTCGCCCTCTTCGCGCACGACGATCTTCGGCAGCTTGTGCTGCCACACCGCCACGGGCATCTGCTTGCGGTGCATCCAGACGACGATCTTGCCGTCCTTCTTCCAGTTGCCGAGGAAGCTCCCGCCCCGGTCCGTGCTCTTGTGATTCAGGAACTCGTCCATCGAGTCCATCTCGTGCGCGCCTGCCATGTGTCTTCTCCGTGGGTCCGGGCCTTTACCCGGATGGGTTGTGGGTTCCCTTGGTGATGCCGCGTCCCTACCGCTGCTTGCTCAGGATCGTCTGCAGACTCTTGCACCGGCTCGCCCACATATCCGAGAGGTTCTGCATCGAGTCGACCATCGACTTCACCCGCACCCGCTTGCGCTCCTGGGCGGAGTACTCGTCCGGGTACATCGTCGAGACTCGGCTCTCCACGTCCGCGTCCGTGATCTGCTTGCTCCGGCTGCCGCTGTCCTTCTCGTGCTGCAAGGAGCGCGTCGCCTCGCGCCGCATCGCGCCGAACACCACCTCGTTCTCCAGCTCCCAGCGCTTCCGCTCGATGATGGCCGCCTGCCAGAGCCGGTGCGCCAGGCGCGCGTTGTGCTCCGCCTCGTCGAGGTGCTTGGTCACCGTCCCGTAGTCGGTCCGCTTGTCGCCGATGACGAGGATGCGCTCCAGCTGCTCGTAGCAGCCCGCGGGATCGTCCACGACCAGCGTCTCCATGATCTTCACGAACGCCGGATCGAGGTTCGCCTCCTTGGCTTCGTTCGCGCTGCTCCACTTCAGCGGATCGGGGACGGTGCCCGCCGCCTTCGCGCCCTCCTCGTCGATGGCCTGGGCGAGCTCGCGCGTCGCGTTGTCGACGACGTCGCGCGCCGTCCTGCGCTTCTTCGCCGGGGGCTGCGCGTTCTCCGGTACGACCGTCTCCCTCGACGGGAAGATGGCGAACGCCTCCGCCGCGCTGATGCTCGCGGCTCCCCCGTGTTCGTTCTTGCACACCATCCCCGAGGGGGTGTCGAACTGCTCGGCTCCGCAGTCGGCGCAGTGCAGGACCATCTTCGGCTTCTTCACTTCGCTTCGCTTCTTCATCGTCGAAGCGTCATGCCGCGCCGTGTGGCTCGTGAGCTCCGGGTCCGTCGTGTGCCCTCCCACCCCGAGATCCGCCGGGTTCCGCGCGAGCCACGCGGCGCTCGGGTAGCAGTAGCCCTTGTCGAGGCCCCTGCCACACCGCAGGCACGCCGGTCCCTTCACGACGCAGCAACGTGCCGGAAGAGGGCGAGCTTCCGCGCCAGCGCCCCGCCACCATCCACGCGCACCGCCGTGTCCATCGCCGCCTCCGCCCCCGTGTCGAGACGCAGCCGCAGCTTGAGCATCCGCTTGCCCGGATGCCGCTGCGCGACCGCGAGCAGCACCTCCAGGCCCCCGGCCGCCTCCAACTTGTCCTGGTCGACGACCGCCTCGTAAGGCTGAGTGCTCGCCAGCGTGGGAGGCGCTGTCGTCCGCAGACCCGTGGGGGAAACCCGGGTTTCCTCCGACTTGAAGAGAGCTCCCTGCCCCTGCTCCAGCGCCTTCAGGGCCTTCTTGCTCGGGCGGCTCTTGGCCCAAGCCTCCCAATGCTTCACCGCGTCCGCATCGGGGAACGCTGCTTCGAGGAGGCGCATCGTCGGCGGGTAGACGAGCGACTGCCACACGTAGTGCCGGTCGCACTCGCCCTTGTAGTCCTCCTCCGGCATGAACCGCTTCGCCGGGTCCTCCGCCTCGTCGTCGAGCACCACGTAGCCGACGCGTGTGCCGGCACTGACGTCCTGGCCGCGGGCCTTCAGCATCTTGGCCACGACCACGTGCGGCGACTGCGCCGCGTCCTCGCCGTCCTTCTTCTTCTTCACCGCGTACTCGCGCAGCGCCTTGCTGAGCTCCTTGCGCATCACCACCTCGGCCAGGGGCAGCGCGTCCTCGAGCACGTGCTGTCGCGCGTGCGAGAGCAGCTCATGGAACGCCTCCATCCCCTCCTCGCCCTTCATCAGCATCTCCACGACGCGCACCTGCAGGTCGCGCGCGAGCTTCGTGCTGTCGCCCCGCTTGTACTCCAGGCCCTTCACCTCGGGCTTCGCGTCCGCCTTCGGCGCGTTGCCCTTGAAGTGCTTGTACCAGCCGGCATAGCGCTTCGCCGTGACGAAGACGATGCGCTCGAACTCCTTCTCGTACTCCAAGTTCACGACGTTGCGCGGACACCCCACCTGCTTCATCAGCGGCGGGTAGAGCTCCTCGTTGCACCACTTCGTGAACGCCTCGAACTCCGCCTTCGTCGGTCCCTTCACGTAGATGCTGTCGGTGTTGTGCAGAAGCACCCTACCGATGCCATCGACAAACGTGTGTGCCCCCTCCACCGTCAAGTCGTACACCCACTCGTCCTCAGCCTTCCGCCGCGAGACGAGCACCCGCTGCCTGTTCGGTCGCTCTGTCCCCGTCGGCCTTGTCCTCAACGTCCAACACCGCTTCTCCGGTCTGTAGTGGATCGCGTGCTCGAACCCACGCTGGTCCAGCGCATACGAGAACCCCGCCATCAGCACCTGCGACTTCGTTGTGTACGAGAACTCGTGCCCGGGGCTTCGCCGCAGCGCCCTGCTCCTCCACACGTCCGGCTCCACGACGTGTCCATCCCCCTCCACCATGGGACGTTTCATCTCCGCAAAGTCGTCATCCGCCAGGTCGTACACGAAGTCCGGAAACCGCTTGCCACTCGACCTGAATCCGCAGAGTGCAGCGAACGCGTACGGCAGCAGCGCGGCTCCCGAACGAATTGCCCACATCCCTCCCCCAGTCGGCATCAGGTCCGTCTCAACCCCCTGCGTGAACGAAGCCAAGTCCTTCTGCAACGGGGCGAGCCAGTCCGGGTCGGACTGCCCGATAGAGAACATGTCACGAGTCGCCGTCAGCTTGCGGATACTCGCGCTCCCCTCGGCCAGATACGCCCCCATCACGCGCAGCAGCGCCCTGAACCGCTCCGATCCCGCGTCATAAAACCGCCGGATGTACTGCTTCGTCGAACCTCGCATTCTCAACCCGACCCACTCGCCGTCCGCCGTAACGAAGAACTCCTTCACCCTCACACGTCCTCGGGACGCGTACGAAACCTTGAAGTCAGTCAGGTACTCGAACAGGTCAACACGCTCTAGCTTCCTGCCTTCCTGGGCGTCGACCTTCTCGAACCGCGCTCCTGCCGCCAGGAACTCGTCGGGCTTCACCTCGCGTCCGCCGGACATGATCGAATGGTCACTCGTCACCTCCGTTTCGCCGCGCTTCGTCGAGATGCGCACGAGCTCCTTGCACGTGCGATGACGGACAACCTGCGTCAGCGGATACCAGCCCTCGCGACCCTTCGCGTCTCGGGCGAGTGCCTCCCACCCCTGCATGAAGACGAACTCCTTGTCGCGTGCGCGCACCACGTCACACCCGTCCTCGAACACCTCCTCCACCGGCTTGATGACGGTCCTTCCTGCAGGCGAGCGTAAGACGACAGTTCGATCCCCCGTGACGCTGTCGCCGTAGCCGACGAACCACCCGCGCTTCTCCGCCGCGGCGATGGTGTGCTCGATGAGCCACACGCCGTTCTGCGTGATGCCTTCCGCAATCTGCTTGTCGAAGTAGGGACTGAACGGGCTGCCCACGACCCCGAAGAAGATGTTCGTGGCCACCTTGTACGAGTCGCTCAGGCGGTCCGCGTCCGCGAACTCCGGCGACCCCGGCGCCAGGCTCGCCTTCAGCTTCCGGTACTTCTTCCGGTTCTCGATGAGGTTGCCGACCGCGATGCTGAGCAGCCCCTCCTCCGCCGTCGTGAAGCTCGTGCCCGTCTTGGGGCACCGGCAGAACCCCTCAGGCACGGGCCCGTTCACCGGTGCGTTCGCCGCCTTCGTCTCGTGGCTCATGTTCCACGAGCGGATGATGCTCGGGTACATCCCCGCGAAGTCCGCCACGTGAATGTCCTTCTCCACGCCGACGAAGCGCGGCGGGTTCATCACGTACCCGCCCTTGAACTTCTCGCCCTTCTCGATGCGCTTCTTCGTCGGGCGGTGCAGTCCGCGCTCGCGGAGGAACCCGAGCATGTACGCGTCCACCTGCTGCGTCGGGTTCAGCCCTCGCGTGTCCGCGAACATGTGGAAGACGCCGCAGAGCGTCGAGAAGAGATCGAGGAACTGCGTCTTCAGCTCGATCTGCCGCAGCAAGTCGACGTCCCGCATCATGTACTTCACGAGGCGCCTGCGCTCGGGTCCTCCCGCCGCCCAAGCCTCCCACGTGTGGCTCGCGTCGAAGTCGTCCTTGCCCGCGCCGAGGAGGATGTGCGCGATGGAGTCGAGCTTCATGCTCTGCTTCTCCTCGCCGCTCTCCGACGCGTGCTGATTCATCCGCCGGAACGCCTCCAGCTGGTCGACGTAGAGGAACCTCCTCGGGTCCACGCCACGGAGCTTCACGTGCTCCGAGCGGGCCATGATGACCGGGAAGTCGAACCCGTCGCCGTCGGGGTCCGCCTCGCCCCCGTTCCAGGCGGCCACCTGGTCGAACTCCTCCATCGCCTCCCACCACTGCCCGAGCAGCTCCGCCTCCGCACCGTCCGTGTCGGCTTGGAGGACGCCCACGCGCATCTCGCCCGTGTCGTGCGCCTGCAGCCCCCAACTGAGCACGCGCATCTCGTGCTTCCGGTTGAAGGGGACCCTGGAGTCGGTCTCGATGTCCGTGTACGCGCGCCTCGGCCGAGCGACGGTCGCCTTGCTGTCCGTCAGGAACCGCCGCACCGGGTCGACGTCTCCCTCGTAGCTAGGCACCGCCGCGAACGGGTTGTCCCGCTTCTCGCCGCTGGCGTTCTTCCACACGTCCTCGATGCACACGTTGCGGCGCACGTGCTCGGGCAGCGCGAACCGCATCCACCCGCCGTCCTCGAGCTTCGCGCCGGCGCAGTTCCGCAGGAGGAGCTTCTCCAGCTCCGGCGGCAGCTCGTCCTTGCGGAAGTAGGCGACGTGCTCCGCGGGCACCTGGCTGCGCTGCAGCCTGCCGCCTGCCCCGCGCGAGAGCAGGGTCACCCTGCTCCCATCCACGTACCCGTTCACGTACCCGGCGCCGTACACGTCTCCCATGATGACGCCCGTCTTGGCGCGCGTCAGCGCCGCTGTCGCTTCTTCACCTCGACCACCTGCGCCGCGGTCCTCGCGGAGTAATGCCACGTGCGGCCTCGCTTCGTCCGCTCCAAGTACCCGAGCGTGCGGAGCCTCTCCAGACGATTGACGGCCGCCGTCTTCCACAACCCCTTCGCCATCGTCTTCCAGAGGTCCTCCGCCGTCTCCACACCGCCCTCGCGCACCTTGTCGAGGCTGTCCTGCAACTCCTGGCTCAGGGGCACGCGCCCGTGTCCGTCGCACGCCGTGCACGGCATGTCGTCGCTCATCGCGCCCGCCTTGCGACGGAATCAATGAGCGACGCGAGGTACTCCAGCCGTCCTCGCCCACTCATCCGGAGGCAGACGCGAACAACCTCCTCCACCGCTTCGTCTGCCTCCCTGTCCTCGCGCTCTTGCTTCGTCTCCCTCCCCTTGACGACCTTGAGCCTCGCTCCCACGACTACTTCGCCGCCTTCGTCGGCTCGGGTGCCTCCTCGCGCGCCGTCTCGACGACGAGCTCCAGCTCCCCGGCCCCGTTCTCCCGCACCGTGAACGACTGCACGACGCCGTTCAGCAGCACGTTCCGACCCCACGGCACCTTGCCGACCGTCTTGGCCCGCTTCAGCTCCTTCGGGTCGAACTTCTTCACGTTCGCCGGCTTCTGGAACAGCTTGACGGTGACCTTGCCCACCATCTGGCTGACCGTGACCTTGTCCTCCGCCGGCTTGGGCTTCCTGCCACCACCCGCGCCCGCCGTAGTGCTGCCCTTCGCCTGGCCGCCGCGGCTCGCGCGACGGTGTCCCTTCTCCTTCTTGATGCGCCGCACCTCGGCTTCGATCTCGCGCTTCGTAGCGCCCTTGCCGTCCTTGCCGCCCTTGGCTGCCTGCTCCAGGAGCTTCTGCTTGTCCTCCTCGGGCGCCTGCGCGATGAGCTTCAGCTTCGCCTTGCCGAGCGTCAGCATCTGCTCACGCGTGAAGTTCTTGGCGAGGTCCATCACGTCGAACGCCTGATTCGGCAAGAGACCGAGCTCCGCGTGGCAGAAGCTGTCGAACCCCTTCCACCGCGCCTTGCCGTTGTCGTCGAGGCGCAGCTTCCACGTGCCCTCCGTGAAAATCTCGAGCACCTTCTTGCCGAGGTCCCAATTGCTCCCGGCGTACGCGCCCTTCAGGCGCTGCACCTCGGCCACCGCCTCGTCGAGCTTCTTCGCACTCGCGATGGCGCTCGTCTTCCGCGCCGCCTCGGGCTCCTGCGCCTTCGGGTTCGTGCCCGCGAGCGCGCTGGGCGTGCTCGGACGGTCGTCCTTGCTGTCGCTGCCGCTGCCGCTACCCGCGTCGTCGTTCACCATCCCGCAGAAGGGGCACGCCGCCAGCTCGCGGAAGCTCCCGCCTCCACAACCACCCGCCTCCGCATCGCACTCCATCAGCTCCTTCGGATCGTCGTCCGTGCCATTGCCCTTCTCCTTGAAGTGCATCGCCAGGCGCATGACGAGCGTATCCAGCGGCTCGCCCTTCTTGCCCTCCAGCTTCTGCGCCTTCAGCGACTTGAGGATGATGGCCTCCTTCGCCTTGTCGAGGAGCACCCCGTTGATGACCGTTCCCTTTTCCTGCTTCTTCGCCGCCGCTGTTCCCATGTGATTCGCGCCTCCGTCTTTCGTCCTCGTCCTCACCCGGTCGCCACCTCGGCTCCCGGGCGTCCTGCCCTCAAGCCGCGGCCCCATCTTGCAGCCGCTCAGCCACCTCCAGCACAACCTCCGTCGTCACGCGTGCCGCGTGCGTCTCGTTGAGCAGCCGGCACGCTAGCCTCGCCTCCGGGTCCGCGTACAGCATCATGGCTCCCTCGACGAGGTCCGCCGCCTGGGCGAGCGTCCGGATGACGCACCGCTCCCCCTCGCTCCTGCACACCGCCAGCGCCCTCTGGAGGGCCTCCCGCTGCGTCAGGGCGTCCTCCTGCGTGGGTTCCTGCTGCAGCGCCTCCTCGACGCGCCTGGGAGCGTCCTCGCCCCAAAGAGTGACCGTCCCCAGCTCCATCCGGCTCGGGTTCCGGTCCGCGGTCCGGTGGAGCTTGGCACCGCGCGCCTTGTGCGCCCGCTTCTTCGCGTGATCGACGGCCGAGTACACGGCGTACCCCTCGATGGTCGGACCCTTGCTCGGATCGTACGTCCAGACGGCGTCGTAGGCGGCCACGAGCAGGTCCTGCACCACGTCCGCGTCGCTCACCCAAGCCGGCTGCCTCCAGCGCCGGAGGATGTACTGCGCCAGCCGCTCCCAATGCGGCATCGTCCTTCTCGCGAAGCTGTCGAACGTCTCGCGTCCGTCACGCACCGCCAACAATCCACGCTCCAACACCGGGTGTCCCATGGCCTTCGGCCTCCGTGATCCCGGTTGCGCCCGGGTCCTGCAATCTGCTCCCTACCGCGATACTTGTAAACCGCTTTCTACTCGCCCCGGGGGAAACCCGGGTTTCCCTCAGGCGCTCGTGGGTCCCTCGTGTTCCTCGACGAACGCCTCCGCGTCCTGCACCGCCCTGGCGACGTCATCGCCCTGGGCGAGCTGCTCGTCCGCGAGCGCGTCGAAGAGGGCCTCCAGCTTGCTCGCCGCGAGGACGCGCACGTGGCGCGCTACCTTGGCGAGGCGCACCAGCACATCGGTCCCCTGTCGTTCCACCCACAAGCCCCACGTGCTGTCGTGTCGCTTCCAGTGGAGCCGCGCCCCGCCCTTGCCCGAGCTGAGGAAAGGGGCGAGCTCCACCTGCGCCGTCGCCCCGTCCTCTGCGTTCGCGGCGCTGAATATCTCCTCCGCCTTCGCGAGCAGCCGGTTGAGCCGCTCGGTCGATTCCTGCAGGTTCTCCGCGCGCCTGGGCTTCACCATCACCCCAACTCCTTCGTCAGCCGCGCTACGCACGCGGCCGACAGCTTCCCCGTCCTGCTCGCGTAGGTCGCCTCGTTCAGCGTCAGCATGTCGGGCGTCAGGTCCCAGGGGCTCGCCCGGCACGCCCGCACCAGCTGGATGAGTCGCTCCGCGGTGTGCCCGTCGAGGGCGCTCTCCCGCGTGTTGTTCAGGACGTTCACGATCTTGCGGAGCTCGTCCGCGCCGGACTCGTTGTTCATCACGCCACCAGCCCGGCGTCGCGGAGGAACCTGCTCGGCTGCGCTTCCTTGATCCCTTCGGGGCGCGCGAACTGCCGCACGTAGCTGAGCACCAGGTTGTCCCGGGCTCGTGTGGCGGCCACGTACATCAGCCGGCGCTCCTCCTCGATGTCGCCGCGCACGTGCGGCAGCACCATCTCGTTGCAGCCGTTGACCCACACGTTCGCCCACTCCAGGCCCTTGCTCCGGTGCACGCTCATCAGAAGGACGCGCTCGCCGCCCGCCTGCCCGTCCGCGCGCTGCTTCTTCGCCGCCTTCGCCATCGCCTCGATGTAGTCGAGCAGATCCTTCACGGTGTCGAACCGCTCCGCGATGCGCACCATCTCGCGCACGTTCGCCGCGTGGCTGTTCTCGACGCTCTCCACGCCCTGCTCGCGCTCCAAGTACTTCAGGTAGCCCGTGCGCTCCACCAACTCGTTCAGGATTGCCGCGGGGCGGGCCTCGGGCACGGGCGCCGTCTCCGCCTGGAACGCTGCCTCCCCCGCCGCGATGTTCGCGCCCACGCGCTCGAGGAGGTTCGCCCACTCCTGCACGCTCGCGCGCTGCCGCGTCTGGATGCCCGCCTGCTCCGCCACCTTGCGCGCGAGCGCCGGCCAGTTGCTGACCTTCTTGCCCGCCGCCGCGTCCATCATCCGCTCGACGAAGGCCGTGCCGAGGAAGCGGAACGGCGTGTTGATGCACCGCTTCACCGCGTCCCCATCCTTGTCCCGGCCCGTGGCGACCCGCAGGTACGCGAGCAGGTTCTTCACCTCGCGCCGCTCGTAGAAGCTCGTCCCGCCGACCACCACGTACGGGATGCGGTGCTTCAGGCACGCCTCCTCCAGCGCCCGGCTCTGCGCGTTCGTGCGGAAGAGGGCGCACATGCTGCTCAGCGGCTGATGGTCCGTGCTCATCTCCAGCACCCACTGCGCGAAGGCTTCCCCCTCCGCGTCTTGGTCCGTGTGCCCGAGCGCGCGCGCCGTGCCCTCGTGGTCCCGCTCCGCGAGCATGTCCGTGGGCAGGCGCACCGCCGCCGAGGCGATGATCTTGTTCGCCACGTTCACGATGGCCCGGCCGCTCCGGTAGTTCCGGTTCATGATGACCGTCGTCCCGCCCCACTCCGCCGCGAAGCCCGCGAGGAACGCCGGGTTGCTGCCGCGGAAGCCGTAGATCGACTGCGCCACGTCGCCCACCAGCATCAGGTTCCGGTGCTCCTTCGCGAGCAGGTGCTGCATCGCCTTCTGCGCCGGATTGTTGTCCTGGGCCTCGTCGACCAGCATCTGCGTCCATCTGCTCGCCCACTTCAGCCGGGCCTCCTCGTCCTTCACGAGGTGCCGGTGCGCGAACACGAGGAAGTCGTCGTAGGTGAGGATGTTCTTCTCCTCCACGAGCCGCTGGTAGACGTCGTAGGCGCGCATCGCCAGCTCCGCCTCCCGCGCCGTCTCGAACTTCTCCTCCGCCAGCTCCTGTGCCACCTCGCTCATGGGGTCCGCCAGGTGCGCCTTGCACCAGCCGATGTACCGCTCCACGGCTCCCGCGTCCGCCTCGCGCCAGTTCAGGTGCTTGAAGCCGAGAGCCTCCTTCAGGAGCCCGCCCACCTTCGCCTGGGCCTCGTCGCTCCGGTCCCACTCCGCCCACGCCGTCTCGTCCTCGCGCAGGATCTGCAGGCAGAGCGAGTGCCACGTGCCCACGCGCGCGTCGTCGATGCCGAGCTTGTCCAGGCGCTCGTTCATCTCGTCGGCTGCCTTCTTGCTGAAGGTCACGGCGAGGATGCGGCGTGCCGGCGTGCCCTGCTCCACCATGCGGGCGATGCGGTGCACGAGCGCGCGCGTCTTGCCGCTGTTGTGTGTGACGGTGAAGTCACCCATCACGTACCGCCCGTCGAAGTCGAGTGTGAAGCCGTAGAACTTCTCCACCCCGAGCCGCTCCAGCGTTACGCCTGTCCGAAGCACGTCCTTCTTCTGCTGCCTCGGGGCTGCCTTCTTCCGAGCCACGATGGTCGGCAGTGTCGACATGTCGCCCGAGATCGAGATGCGCTGGTACATGCCTCCCGTCCCATGCTGGTCCTGCTTCCAGCACTCGGTCACGTACGCAGCAAACCCGCAACTCCTCGCGAGGAAGAACACACCCGCGGCAAGCCTGGGTGACTTCGTGATGTAGTCGAACCCTCCTCCGCTGAGGCTCCCGTCCGTGTCCATCAGCCCGGCGAGCACCTCCAGTCGCGTCTCCACCGGCGCTCTCAGGTAGCAATCCGGAACGAACTTCGTCCCACTCTTGCACCCGTAGAGACCCAACTCCTTCAGCCCGTTCACGATGGGGTTGCGACCCGGTCCCTGTCCCTCTCCGTTGCGCGCGGTCAGCGTCCACGTCGTCGTGGAACCTCCATCGCCGTCCTGCCTCACGGCGAGCCCGTACACCTCCGCTATGTGGCGCACGTACCGCTGCAACTCCGGGTCGACCGTGGTCACTCCCACCGAACGCACGATGCTCCCGTCCCCGAGGAGAACACCGAGTAAGTACGGGTCCACCGGCCACCTCCGGTCCCAAGTGCCGCTGAACCGCGTCACCCCGACTCGGAAGAGCTTGTGATTCTTCCGGCTGTACTCCGACCACTCCAGCCAGTCGCTCACCTTCACATCTGTCACCGCGTCCGTGCTCGTCTCGACGAGCGTCAGCACGTGGTCCTCGTTCACGACGAACGGTTCGCCCTTCACCGGGACGACCCTGTACATCTGCCCTTCACCACGACAGAGACCGAGCACCTTCCGCTCCACCCCGTTCGGTCCCATGAGGAAGTCACCAACCTGCACGTCCTCCACCGACTCGATGCTCCCGTCCGCCATCAGGATCTCGGTTCCCGCGCGATGGCAGCCCGCCTGCGCGAGGAGGGCGCACGGCCCGTCCTGATGCTCGATTGCCTGCACCTGCTCCGGGTTCATGTTCTTCAGCCAGATAGGAATCGTCATGGTCGTGTCTCCCCGTCGCTCATCGGGTACGCGGTCCGTTGCTCGATTCGCCTCACGACGCCACCCGAACGGCCACGGTCCAGTACGGCGCCCTGGAGCCAGCGGCAGGCCAAGCGACGACGATGACCTGACCCTCCAATTGGCGGGCACGCCGGATGGCACCAAGCTCCGTGGTGGCAAAAACGGCCCGCTGCGCATAACCGGCGGGCGTAGGTGCTGCAACCACCGCGATCGTCTTCATCTCGGCCTCCTGGCGGGCGCAGAAGTAACCGTCCTCGCGCGTCACCGTCAGGCCTGCCGTCGGGTTCGTCGTGCTGTCCATGGGAAGCAGTATGAATCCGACCCGCAAGGTTGTCAACCTTGTTTCTTTGGGTCGGGGGAAACCCGGGTTTCCCTCAGCCCGAACCCCGCGGTTTCAGAGGGTCATCCCGAGGGCTCGGGCCAGCTCCTCGGCCGCCGCCCCCGCCCGGGCGTGCCTCTCCCCGGTCCTCGCGCTCGCCGCGGCGTGCCGCTCCAGCACCTGGCGCACGGCGCTCGCCATCGCCTCCGCGTCCTCCGCGCGCAGCTCCTCGTCCCTCGCCGGGTGCGCCCGCACGTACGACACGGGGACCGGACCGTCGTCCCACAACCCCGCCATGACGAGCCGCCCGTCCTTGTCGATGCAGAGCACGTCCTCGCCGCGCAGCCACGTGTCAATGCCGTGCCTCCCGCCGACGCGCACGTTCGCCGCGTAGTAGGGTCCCGCCTCCTCGGGCGCGAGCGTCCGCAGGCCCCGCAACGTCCCTCCGTCGAGAGCCTCGACGAGCCGCCTCTCCAGCTCGCGCACGACGCGCACCGCCTTGCCCCGCGCCAGGTCGCGCAGCTTCGCCGCCGCGCTGCCCGCCATGGCCGCGCGCTCGAAGTGCCCGTCGAGGTGCCGAGCTGCGTTGCTCACGCCACCGCCGCCTTCGGGCGTCCGCCGCGCGTGTTGAGGTCGTGGTGCCACCCGTCCTTCTTCGCCTCCACCTTCACGCTCGCCAGCCGCTCGCGCAGCGTCCTGCCCTTGAAGCTCGCGTCCTCGCCCAGCTTCGCGTCCACGCGACGAATCCACCGGATGAGCGTCTCCTCGCGCGTGCCCAGGGCCTCGGCCGCCGCCTTCTGCGAGCACGCCGCGTCCCGGTACGCCTTCAGGATCTCGAGGGCCACCTTCGCGGGCTCCACTTCGATCCTCGCCGTCATCGCATGTCGCTGGTAGGCCACGTGTCTCCTTGCCTTGATGATGGCGCGCTTTCTCTTGCCGCGCTCGCACGTCGTCAACCCGTGAGCCTGAACCGCTTCGCGGCCCGAGCCCTCTCCTCGGCAGGCAGCTTGCCCATGCCGAGCTTGCGCAGCCGGCGCGAGAGCTCCATGCGACTGATGCCGAGCTCGCGCGCCGCCTCCGCCGAATGACCCGCGTGCTTGACCATCAGGCGCCGCATGCGCGCCTTCGCGTCGTCATCCGAGGGCGGGTCCGAGCTTTCCACGCAGCGCCTCCCTGCTCATCGAGTCCGCGTCCTGTCCTTCCGGCAACCTAACATGCTGCACTCCCACGCGCCGGGCGAGTGACCCGGCGAGCTCGTCGCGTAGGTTCCTGCCGGCCTCGTCCTCGTCCGTCATCACGACCACGATCCTGAACGTCGCGAGCTTCGCCAGGTGCTGCAGGCGCAGCCCCGACCCGCCGACCGCCGCGTGCGGGATCGGGAACGCCCGCTCGACGGCGAGCCCCTTCAGCGCCCCCTCCGTCACGACCACGAGCAGCCGCTTCTCCGGCGGAGGCCAGTGCTCCTCCCCGAACATCGCGCCCATGTCCGGCTTCTCCTCCTCGCGCGGGTAGAGGTACCGCCGCTCCGCCCCGACGAAGGTCCGCCCCACGTAGCTCCTCGGTGCTCCCCGCGCGTCGCGGATAGGCACGACCAGGCGTCCCTTGAGGCGACCCTCGAGCGCGTAGCCGACGCTCCACCGCGCCACCTGGGCGGCGCTCATGCCCCGGCTCGCCGCGTACTCCGCGACCGCGTCCGGCCAGTCGACCATCTTGCCCGCCCCCTCGAAGCCCGGCGGCATACGGAACTCCCGGCGCACGTGGTCCCCAACGACCAGGCGCACCGGCTCGATCTGCAGGTCCGCCTCCGTCACCTCCTGGCCCTCGCGCGTCAGCCACGCCGTCGCACCCTCGCGCGTGCCGTACCCCTTCAGGTGCATCACGAGGCTGACGACGTCGCCGCCCTCCTTGCACGCCTGGCAGTGGTGCAGGCCCTTCTTCGCCCCGCGCCGGCGGATGCGCCAGCTCGGGCTGCTGTCGTCATGGAACGGGCAGAGCGCGACGATGTGGTCCCCCGCCTGCTTGCCCTCGATGCCGAGGCGCCGCAGCACGTCCTCGACGTCGAGCTTCACTCGAAGTCCCACTTCTCCAGCCAGCGCTGCGCCGAACAGCCCTTGCGCCCGCCGTACTGCGCACGCCGCATCCTCGCCTCCACCATCTCGTCGAGCATCTCGTCGAACGGTTTACCTCCCGTGAAGAAGGACACCCCCTCGTAGCGTCCGATCTCGCCGCTGAACGTCGCCTTTGCGAGCGCTCTCCGGTTCGCGTTGATGCGCTCACGCCTCGCCTTGTTCTTCCGCCTCCGGTTCTTCGACTCGCTCATCCGCGTTCTCCGTCTCGTCTCCCGGCGACCACGTGGTCCAGATTCAGCAGCGCCGCACGCAGCTGCCCGAGGTGCAAAAGCGCCCTGCCCTTCGCCCCACCCAGGGCACGCGCATGGCTCATCGTGGCGTCATCTGGCAGTGGCGTGCCTTCGATCCACTCTTCCAACTCCCCCAGCAACGCGTCTCGGTTGATCATCGTCTCTTGCCCTTCTTGCCGCTCCGCTGCGGCGGGCGGAACGCGTCCATGTCGCTGCCGTCCTCGCCCGGGTGCTCGTAAGGGATGCTCCTGCCCCCCTCGATGCTCCCGTACTCCGCGTCCCAATCGAACTCGACGCAGAGCGGCCAGCGCCCACGTCGCTGCTTCAGGATGACCACCTCCAGCTTGTCGTCGTCCACGTTCCGGTGCAGCGCCGGGCGGTGCGGTGCCAGGATCGTGTCGCCGACGTCCACCCACGCGCTCGAGCCCTTGATGTCCGCGCGCGTCGGCTTCTTGTTCGTCCGGTTCTCCACCTGCTTGAGGAGCTGCTGCGCGAGCAGGAAGTGATGCGTCTTGGTCTCGACGGCCATCGCCTGCTGTCGGAAGAGGGCGCGCTTCTCCTCGCTCGGTTCGTCCGTGACGAGGCACCGCTCCCAGAGGTCCGCCACGAACACGTCGCACCCGCTGTCGACGATGTGCTGCTGCACGACGTCGAGGTTCCGCGCGTTGCTCTGGTGCTTGTCGTTCATCGCCCGCCAAAACGGGTTCTCCATGAAGGTCACCACCTTCACGATCTCGTGCATCGTCTCTTCCAACTCCACCTCGTCCTCGGCAGACAGGTTGCCCGTCTGCAGGTCCTTCAGGTTCCACCCGAGCGCCATCGCCGCGAGGAGATCCAGGCTGTTGCCCGCGCCCGGCTCCCACGCCCCGTAGAGCACCCGCCGCTTCTGCCGCGCGATGCCGAGCACCATCCTCGCCGTCAGCGTCGTCTTGCCCGAACCGCTCAGCGCCGTCACCACGGTCACCTGGGCCGGCGCGCTACCCGGGATCATCCTCGCCGTCCCGCCGACGTCCTCGCCCTTCGGGTCCCGCTCGCCCTCGGGCCAGAGGTCCAAGCCCGGAATACCGTAGCTCCAAGTAGGGGTGTCCTTGCGTCCTCGCACGACCGCCATCTGCTCGGCCACGAGCTGCGCCCCGTCGCGCAGGTGCGTCGTCGCGACTCCCCCGAACGCGTCGCGCACGTGGCCCGCCAGGGCGCGTACCCGCTCCGGGGGGCTCTCCGGGTGCCGGAGCGCGTCCACAAGCGCACTGACGGGCCCCTGGACCGCCTGGGCGCGCTGGCGGTCCCAATAGACCGCCTCCACGTGGTGGGCCAGGTTCACCTCGCCAGGCGCCTCGGGGCGGGCCTCAGTGAGCTGCCCCACGTACGCGACGTCCACCTCCGCCCCGGCCAGCTGCTTGAGGGTCGCCGGGTCGTACTCCAGGTGCCGGCGTTCGAGCTCCAGCAGCGCCGTCCAGATCGGGCGATGCGCGACGTGGAGGAAGTAGTCCGGCCTCGGCAGCTTCTTGGCCAGCCACGCGCGCGAAGCGGGGTCGACGCACGCCGCCGCGATGACCACCTGCTCGTTTCCGACGTCGTGCGGCACGTCGATGACTTCCTGCATCGACTCGCGCGCGCCGCGCTTGCGCCCCCGCGGGCGCTCCGCCGCCTCCTGCTCCTCGCGTTCCCTTCGGGCCATGTCTCGGGCTCCCTCAGTTCAGCCGGTCGCGCGTCGTCACGCCGTTCCGCTCAAGCACGCGGTCCGGCGTCGCCCGATGGTGCGGATCGTGTCCCCGCCGCGCGAGCTTCAGAGGGTCCACCGCCGTCGCCCGCACCGTCCTCGCGCCGAGGAGCTCGTCGCCGTCGCCCACGGGAATGTCGTGGGGCTTGGGCGGCACGACGAACACCGCACGCAGGCGCACGAGCCTGGGCTTGCCGTCCGGCCCGTGCAGCGTCGCCGTCACCTCCCCCGGTGCCCGCAGCCACTTCCACCACCGCCGCAGCTGCCACCACCGCGGCTGCACCACCTCGTACACCTGCCCCGTCCCCAGATCGCCCATGCGCACGCCGTCCAGACTCATGCCCTTGGCCGCGAGCATGCGCATGCGCCACTTCGCGTCGTACCAGAAGCTCATCGCGCCCCGGCCCTTCGCTTCTTCGAGATGCGGTAGTCGGTCAGCAGCGCGCCCGTGAACTGCAAACGGAAGCCGATACGCCTTCCGTCCCGGTTGTTCGCCCGGCGCCACTTCTCCGTCTTGGCCTCCTGATTCCAAGTCCACCGAAGGAACTCCGCCATCTCCTCCGGGTCGTCGTCAAACTCCTTCCGGAGCATCGCCGCGGCGAGCCCCGCCGCCTGCAAGCGCACCGCGGGTGTCAGCTCCGCCGGGGCCACGCCGTACGTCCGCTCGTGGAGCAACTCGTACGCCGCGACGAAGTGCCGGGGCAGCGCCTCGCTCCAGTCCCCGTCGCGCATCGCCCCCTCCGCCCACTCGCGCGCCTTGCGCCACTGCGCATCCGCGATGGTCTTGGGCTTCTCCCTGCGGTCCTTGCTGCCCACCCAGGCCTCCAGGTTCCGCGCGCTCTCCCTCGTCTCCGCGTCCACGAACGACGTGACCGCCGCCGCGGCCATCAGTTGGCCTCCGCGCCAGTGATCTCCGCCTTCATCGCCTTGAACTTCGCGGCAAAGCTCGCGACCTTCCGTTCACGCGCCTCCTCCGCGTGCTCGTTCAGCTCCGCCTCGAGCCTCGCCATCGCGTCGCTGCGCGTCTCACCCGGGCGGATGCTCGTCGTCGCCTCGAAGGGCCCGACCGTGCACATGGAGAAGCTCCCCTTGAGACCGTACTTCTCCTCGCCCCACACGACGCGCACCGTCTCCGCGCTTGCGTGATTGTGGACGTCCCGCACGACGACCCTGGCCTCCGCAGTCGCGGGAACCTCGTTGGGGGGAGCAGCGACAGCCGCGCGCGCCCTGGTCCTCGTCTCCGCCAACGTCGTCTCCTGCGTCGGCGTGGCCTCCCCCGTCCCGGCGACGTGACTCGGCACCAGCTCGGGCTCCGGCTTCTTCACCCGCTTCTTCGTCTCCTCGGGGACCACGTGCTCGACGTAAGCCGTCGTCGTCGCGAACTCCGCCAGGCACTCGGGTAGCGGGATCGTTCCCGGCTTCGCCTGCGCCCACACGGCAACTCCCCGACGCTGCTCCGGCGTCATGCTCGCCAGGTGGAACACACTGAGGATGACGCCGAGCTCGTTCACGACGGTGGACAGCGCCGCCAGCGGCACCTCTCCGCCCGTCTCCACGCGACCCTTCGCCTTCTCCGCGCGCGCCGCGTCCGCCGCCTTCTGCCCCTCAGGCGTCAGCTCCCACGGGTCCTTCTCCGCAGGCTTCGCCGTCTCCGCGGGTTGCACGGGTGCAGCGGCGCCGTTCGCCTTCGTCGCGACGGTGCTCTGCGGCTCGCCGCTCGTGTCCACCGACTTGTCGCACCGCAGGCACTTGCCGTCGTTGCCCTCGATGACGTCCTTGCCCTGCTTCAACCCGCACTCGCACTGGAAGATGGCGATCCCGCCCTTCTTCCCCGTCGCCGCGGGCGTCACCGTCTCGGGTGCGTTGTCGAGCGTCGTCTGCTGCGCAGGCTTCCTCACTTCGCTTCGCTTCTTCATCGGGCGCTTCTCTCCTTCGGAGTCGTGAACTGCCAACTTACTCTCCTGCTTCGGTGCCGGCGAATCATGCCGCGGCTCCTCACCCTTGCGCCGCGCTCGCAGGTATTCGCGCCCCTCCACCCATCCACCCGCGTGCCGCACGCTCACCGTCCGGTTCCACTGCACGATGTTCTGCAGGTGCTTCAACCCGAACACCCGCTCGTCCCAGAAGTACGTCATCCGCGGCGGCTTCTTGCCCTTCGAGCTCCGGCACGCACGACCGCGCACCTGATTGAAAAACTGTCGGTTCGCGGCCACGGGAGTCGCCGCTGCCACGCGCTCCACCGCCGGCATGTCGATGCCGGTGCCGATGGCCTTGAAGGTTCCCACCCCCACCTGCACCTCGCCGCTCGTGAGCCTCGACTTCGTCTGCACAAACTCCGCTCGGTAGTCCGGTCCCCCGATGAGGAACCCAGCGCGCAGCCCGTCCGCCGTCAGCGCCGTCGCCAGCGTCTGACAGTGCTCGCGCTGGTGAGCCATGACGAGCACCTGATGCCCGAACGCGATCTCCACCTTCACGTGCCGGAGCACGAGCGCGTTCCTGTCCTCGTCGGCCGCCATCTCCTTCAGCAGCCGGTCGAAGTCGAGCTCCTTCCCGGCCTCGGGCACCCCGTACCAGTCCGCCTCGAAGCGCGTCGGCACGACGGCTATCTCGACGTCCATCACGTGCCCGGCCTTCTCGACGTCCGCTAGTTTGATGTCCGCCGCGCACGGCCCGAACAAGTCGTGAGTCAGGAACTCCTTCTTGTCTTTGCGCCGCTCGTCAGCCGAGACGGCAATTCGATACTTCGCGTGGAACGGGTCGACCGCCGCGAAGAACGTCTTGGCCGCGAACAGCTGCGCCTCGTCGCAGAGCACGAACCCGAAGTAGTCCGCCATCTCCTCGTCCACGCCGTGCGCCGCGAGCGTCCCCTGCATCGCGACGGTGAGCGGCCGCAGTCGCCTCGTCCCCTGATGCACGATGCCGAGGTCCGCGCCCTCGAGCCCGAGCTCCTTGCCGGCGCGCTCCACCCACTGGTCGAAGATCCCCCGGGTGGGGACGATGACCATCGTCGGCAGGTTCACGCGGCTCGCCAGCGCCATGCCCAGCGTCGTCTTGCCCGAGCCCGTGGGGGCGCGCACAACGCACGTCTCCGCCGCGTACGCCGCCTCCAGCGCCTCGCGTTGATGTGCCCAAAGCTCGACGCCGTGGTCCGGGATGCGACCCTCCGCCGCGTCGTCGCCCTGCGTCCTCCGGTCCTCCAACTCGAAGTCGACGCCCTTGTCCCGGAGCACCTTCTCGACGCGCACCCTGGCACCCCGCGGGAACGTCAGCCACTCACCGTGGTCCTCCAACGTCCACGTCTTGATGATGGCCGGCTCGCCCTTCGTGGGCAGCCGCATCTTCCGCATCATCGCGTGCTTCGCGTTGTGGTGCTCCGCAGTCGCCTTCAGCGCCTCGGTCGCCTCCGCCGTCAACGCACGCGCCTCCACGCACACCCTCGAATCGACCACCACACGGACGGTCGTCATGCACCAAGAGCCCGGTCAACAGGCCACCCTCTCCGCAAACGGCACCCGCGCATCCCAATCCAAGCTCGGTACTCAGGCGTGTAGCTGCCCCCGTGCGTCTCTTGGAACTTCACACCACCGGTCATGCCGCCTGCGAGGGAAACCCGGGTTTCCTCCGACTGCTCCTCGCGCGTGCACGTGCGCGACTCTCTAAGAAGCGCTGCATAACCAGAGCTTTCCTTGGTTCGTTAGAAACGAGGAAGGGGGACGAGGGCGAGCGAAGCGAGTCCTTGATCCCTTGTGTGCTCCTGGCAGAGCAGAGGTCCCTGGACCCACACCCCGCTCCCTCACGCGCCTACGGCGCGTTCGCGAGCAGCTCTCCCGCGCGCGACCCTTACTTCTTCGTCTCGCTCGCGTTCACGGTCAGCGTGTCGCTCGTCGGCGTCGTCCCGTCCCCCGTCGTCGCCGTCACGGTCGTCACCTGCTTCACACTCACGCCGGCCGCGTGCCCGAACAGGCTGTCGATGAGACCCGTCGCCATCTTCGCCCACGTCGGCACCTTCGCCGGATCTCCGAAGAACGCGCTCGCCATCCCGTCGAGGAACCCGCCGCCGACGAACCCGGCGACCCCGAGCATCGCTGCCACCTGCCAGTCCTTGCCCCCCATCAGCGCCGTGTCCGCGATGACGACCGAGCCCGCGATCCCGCTGAAGACGGGCAGCCAGTTCGGGCTCAGCGTCTTGGGGAACTTGCTCTTGTCGCTGAAGAGAGTCCGCGCGTACATCGCCGCGAACATCACGAGCAGCAGCCAGTTGTGCGAACGAACCGCGGCGACGACGGCGTTGAGGTCCATGGGGCTTCTCCTGCCCCCGAGGCTATCAGGTCCCGCGTCAGAGCCGCGGATGCCTGCCGTGGAAGCCGTACCCCCACTCGCCCCACACCCCCGCCTCGCCCAGCAGCATCGAGATGGCGATGAGCACCAGCAGGATGATCAGCACCACCCTCACGATGCTCTGCGGCGGCTGCGGCAGCAGCCCGCAAACGAGCGCCAGTAGAGCAGCGCGAACACCAGCACCATCACGAGGATGTGCACGAAGAGCATCACGACGCCGTCCATGGGGGTTCCCCTTCAGTGGTGCGGAGGCGCAGGTGCGACCGCACCAGTAGCCGTAGCGGGTGCGTTCGGCGGTGCAAGCGTTCCCATGGGCACCGGGATGGGCACCGGCACCGTCGTCACGACCACCGGCGCGTTCGCCTTGCCCTCGGCCAGCCCAGCCTCGTGCCGCGCGATGCCCCAGAGCAGCCCTCCCCCGCCGATGAGCGCCGCCCCGATGACAGCAGCGGCGATGCTCGCCCACATGTTCCTTCGGCGACGTCGGTCCTCCTTCGCCTCCTCCTCCGCGTCCTCCTTCGCCTTCTTCTTCCGCCTGGCCTCCTCCGCGTGCGCCTCGGCCTCGTCCGCCCTGTACTTCGCGAGCTCCGCATCCCGCAGCCGCTGCGCGCGCGCCGCCTCCAGTTGCGCCGTCTCCTCCGCGAACACATGGCGGAACATCAGCGCCAGCTTCTCCGGCGAAGCCACGACCGAATTGGGGTCCCCGGGCGACTGGCTCGCCAGCTTGCGGAGGCCGAGCTCGAGCTTCTGCGTCCCGCTTTCGACCATCTGGTGAGCGCTGTCCATCTCCGGCCGCATCGGCGGCAGCGGCAGCACGATGGGGTTGTGCGGAGGATGGGGGCCGAACTGCGACGGGTTCGCCTTCGACGCCGATGCAATGTCGTTCGCCGCAGTCTCCAACGCAGTCACGCGCCCCGTGATGTGGAAGATGCTCCCCTTCTGCCCGAGCACCTCCGCCTCCACCTTCTCGAATCGCGCGTCCTGCACGCTCATGCGCGTCGTGCACTCCACGACGAGCCCGGCATACGCCGCCATGCCCTCGTAGAACGCCTGCAGCATCATCTCGACGCTCGCGTTTTCCGGCAGCCGCTTGAACGGTGCCGCGGGCGCCGTGAACGTCGGCTTGGGGACGGCTGTCGGCGTGGGACGATCTCCGGCGTCGCCGTGCGGTCGCGGTCGGGGCGCTTCAGGGGGCA